TTTCAGGTCAGAGTTCTCAGCCTGTAACGTTGCAATCTTATCATTTACCATAAAGTCAAGTATTGCTCTAGCATTGCTGTTCTGGTTTTCGATAAGGTCTCTGGTGTTGTTATTCATTGTGTTCTGAAGTGCACAAGTGTTGGTTGCCAGGTTGTAGTTGATACCCTGGATAGCTTCCCTTGTTTCACAGCAACAATTTGCTAACTGAGACTGTAATGCATTGGTATTCTGCATATTTGCTACAGTGTCAGCATTAATTGCCTGCTGAACGCCATTGAAGCCCTGAAGCATTCCAACGTTCATGCCGTTGAAACCACTCTGCATGGTATTGTTGAGTGCATATGTGCTGTCACAGATACCCTGCTGAATACCTCTGATACCGTTTTGGATATCGTTAAGAGCGAAGCCCTCGTTGATATCGGCACGTGTAGCCCATCCTTGGAAGCCGGCACCGTTCGCACCGTTTCCACCATTTCCACCGAAGCCGCCGCCCCAGCCGCCAAAACCTCCCCATCCAAAGATGGCAAAGATCAAGACAAGCCAGATAAGTGAAAATCCATCACCGCCCCACATGTCATTGGCACGGTTATTAGAGCCTGTAGCAGCTGCAATGTCACTAAGGCTGTAATTTGAACCATTCATCATGTTTTTAGTCTCCTTAAATTTTATTTACAATAGGAGACATCCGCGGCTGTCGTCCCAAATTGTAGCGATTTTTAATCACCCAATTATGGGGAAATGTTATAATCCAAGGAATTTCTGGATAATTCCGTCTGGTGATAAGTGCTTTTCATTAAATACATTTTGCTGTATTTGATGTAATTGATCTGTATCACCTTTTTTGTATAAATCCAACGCATTCTTCAATGTCGGATTGTTTCCTGCAAATTTACTCATATCGTTCATCATGTTATCCACACTTCCGAACCTCTGAGAAATCATTTTCTCAAATTGCTTTTTCATCATGGCATTAGGATTGAAACTCATCTTTGCTTACCTCCGTTCTGCTTAGATACCGATGTCTCCGACATTTGTGTCGGGAACATGTTTTTTATTTCAGAAATCTCAGAGCAAACATCGTTTCGAAGCTGATTAAACATGGACTCAATGTCAATCTGTTTTTCTTCCTGCTTCGGTTGCTGCTGTTCGTCTGGATTTGCAAGTCGGTAAACAAAAATCCTGCTTCTTCCGTCTGCTTGTAATTGTTTCCTGTAGACTTCTGTACCATCTGTTTTTGGATAATAAACAGGATTTCCAGACATATCTACATCTTTTGCTTTTACAGTATCAATGCCATCAACCATCTGCCCTTGAAGCATCGGCATTTGCTGCATTTGTTGTACAGTCTGCTGCATCTGCATTTGTCCATATGGCATTGCCTGTTGATAGTTATTCTGTAATTGTGCCAACCTGTCTTGATACGGCTGTATTTGTCCGTAAGGGTTGCTCATCATTGGCTGTTGCGGATAATACGGATAACCTGCCATAATCTGTTCCTCCTGTCCGGGATTCAAGAATCATATCCATATCATCTATAGAACGATGCTTTTCCCATATACCCTCGTAAGGGTTTCTTAATATAATCATTACGTTTTCTCCTATGATTATATTATATAGGAAGGAACACTGTATTTGAACGTCACTATTTCGCCACATTTCCGCCATTATACAAAGAAAAGCCCCGAATATACATCGGGGCAACTTTGGCAATTTTTTGCTTTATTTTTTTATTGATTCGGTCTATGGTTCTGGGGCTGTACTCCATTAATTCAGATGCTTCCCATAATGTCTTTTCGTCATAAGCCCGTAATCTAAATAATTTTTCTTCGCGTGAATCAAAACCTGCTTCTTGCAAGTAAAATTTTCTTTCATCTTCTGAAAAATCTGCATAATTCATATAACTCCACCGTCCTCCCTTACAAGTGGAATCAATTTGTTACATAGGAAATACACCGCTCAACATAAATCCTACAACTGCTCCCACGACTGCTGTTATAATGCATACAATAATGGTGTCATAACGTTTGCCAGGGACTGCCATGAGAATTTTTAAATTGTTGTTCATTTCATCGACTGTTTCTTTAATATGATCTAAGTCATTGCTATACAGGGCGGTCTTCTGTTCGAGCTTATTAATTCTTGAATAAAATTCTTTGTGCCTTTCAGACTGCTTTTCCTGCATATCATGAATACTTTTTTCAATTTCTTCGAAGCGGTGATTGTTAAAGCACTCATGTTCACATCCCATCGCTTTTCCTTTCTTTCACTCCCTATAAGATTTTTGCTCTTTCCCTACTTTAATGAGCAACCCTGCAACGTACCGGGAGGAAAAACACATTGCGTTCCATCCCATCTTTTTTAACTCAAACTTCCAGCAAAAGGAAAAACACCATGATTAATATAAATTTCGGTTTCAGATTCCCAACTTCTATTTACAGAAGATTCAGAATGTGATCCTTGGAACTCAGCCCCCTGCTTCACAAGAAAATAGAGGGCTAAATCAAATATGCAATCATAGCATTTTTTCATGTCGTTTTTGATTTTGTCATCAGTGTAACTAGAGGGGTAATTTCGCTTATTTTTAAATGAACGAATTGCCCGGTTTACAGAAAGAGTGAGCATGGACTCAGATTCTGGATTATCTGCTAAATAAAGTGATAATTCTTCCATAAGTTCTTCATTCATTTAATTCACCGCCTCTTTCTGCGTTACTGCTGAGATAATATTTCAGAAATGATACCAGCCTTATTAGTTGCTGTCAGGGCATAGCCATTATCACTTGCAAGCTGTCTTAACTGTGGTACAGTCATATTAGACAGCTCACTTTCTGTATACTTGTGTGTTGGTACATTATCTGCACTCGCTACAGATGGTGACTGGCTGTTCTCGTCAAGACTATGCCCGTTTATTCCCCCTTTGTACCGATAACGATACCGCCATTAGCTTTCGGAGCAACCGGAACGAACATACCGGACGCTTTTGTCCATACTGCAACCGGATCCTGTGTAGCCCACATGGACAGTGTTACGAAAGAACGGTTTTCTTCCTGAATGAACTGTCTGTATTCAAGTTCCTCAGGTGTCACGCCCCAGAGTCCTGTACCGAAAGAACCGTTTGCATCTGCTTCATACAGAGTAAATACATCTTCTTTGAAGTATCTGCCTGTTTTAAGAGAACCATCTGCTTTTCTGAAGTGGAATTTCTCATCGCAACGATCAATTGTGATTCCGTATTCCTGCATAAGCAGATTTGCAAGTTCCTGTTTGGTCAGAAGACGTTTGTTTGCTGCTCCCAGAACTGCTGTCTGCATAGCAGTATTGTTTCTCATGTAGTTAATCATATTTAGAGATGTAAGTGCTTTGTTTACAACAAATCCGTTGTCTTCTGCAACTGCAACCATCTTTTGGATATCACCCATGATGTCCGCATCTGGTGTAGCCCAGTTGGCAAGTGTTACTTTTGCACCAGTCGGTACGCCGTAATCAATATTCAGATTTACATTGTTCTCGTTGACTTTTACGGCACCTGTAGAAAGGAACTGTCCTTTCATAACATTCGCTCTGGTAACAACACCTTCAAAAAGGTAAGCTGCATCATCAAATACAAAGTTTTTCAGTGCTTCATTATCCGGCACACCGTTTTCAATTGCCTGCTGTAATCTTTCGGACTGATTGACTTTTCTCTTAATAAAGAGTTTTTCAGTCAGAACTTTTTCGAAGCCCGGTCTTGTTCCGATTTCTGCTTCAGTATCAAGCGCATGAACGAATGCCACTTCTGGCAGTCTCTGTCCAGCCATAAGTCTGTAGTATTCAGCTTTCAGGTACTGGGTTTTAACATCTGGAAAAATGATATCAAGGATACCAGGTCTTTTAACACTGAAATTCTGAGAGAAGTTAAGTCTTTCTTCCTGTGTAATTGATTCTAATACATTAAATGGCATCTGTTATACCTCCTTAAAATTCTGGGTCTGTAGTGGTTACGAAAACAATTCCCGCTTTTTCAAGTTCTGTCTTTGCGGTAGTATCGACTACTGCCGGAAGTCTCTTTTCAAGAACACGTCCTGCAACAATTACGGAAATTGGTCTCTTTACATCGTCTGTCATATCAACCTCTTCAAATACGATTCCTTTTGCACCGGTTGCATTTGTCGGATATACAGAACCTGCTTTGATGATCTTCTTAGTTCCAACGGTTTCAGCATTTGTCTGTTCTGCTGTATAGGTTTTAAGTACCAGTCCTACCTCAGATTCGAGGATATTAGGTGTGGATTCGTACTGCTCTGTTTTCATAAAAGCCATAATCTAAATCTCCTTTACTTGAATTAAATATTTACCGGTGCGTTATCGTCCGCCGGTTTGATTTCTGGGTTCATTCTTGCTGAGTACGCTTTTGCATATTCAGATGCATCACTTTTCTTTGTCTCGTTACTGTCGCCAGCTCCACCACCCGGATTAGGCGTGTTTTCAAGGATTTCTTTTTCCCATGCAGCTTTTGCAGTATCGAGAGTTGTTTTATTTATTTCGGAAATTCCATCAACAAAAGTCTGTGCTTCTTTGAGTGCATCTTCTTCATTCATATTGGAAAATGCTTTGATTGCTCCTGCGTAGGCATCATCTTGCATTCCTGCATTAGCAAAAATGGAAGTGATTTTTCCTGTCAGTGCTTCTCTCTGGGAAGTTGCAAGTGCGGATTCAAGGTCAGAAATTCTTTTCTCGTTTGCAGCTTTTTCTTTCTGGCGTTCCAGTTCTGCTTTCTCAGCGTCTGTCATATTCTGCTGTTTCAGCTCTTCCAATTCTTTTTCAAGGTCTGCTGCCTTGTTGGCTTTTTCTTGTAATGAAGCATTTTTGTCTTTTTCTTTCTTTACTTCTCCTGTAACGGAATCAAGGTATTTAGACACCTGTTCATCAGATGGTTCCTCAATTCCCATACCGATAAGTACCTGTTTTGCCTGTTCTCTTGTCATGAAATCTCCTTTCTTCCAGACCAACACACTTTGTTCACACGGTTCGCTCCGCACATGATCTGTGCCCGATTTGCGCTCACGGGCTGTTGCAATATTTTTGAGTATTAAAAAAGGAATCTCAGTTTTCCAAGATTCCTTAAATAATTAATGTAAAAATCGTCTATTCTTCACCAGTGGAAGAAATTGTTGCTGATTGATTTTGAATTGATTTCTGACTAAAATCTTTAATCAATTCTTGTGCTTTCTTCATTTCTGCGTCTGGGTTTGCCAGTTCGGGATAAACAGTTCCAAGATATGGTAAGCTCATTTCATATACCTTTTGCGGATCGCTGAATAATCCACAAGTAATCAATGCAATAAGCGGGTGAATTTTATTCTTAAACAGATAATCAAGTGCCTGTGCTTTAACAAGCATGTTATCTGTTGGGTTTCTGGTGATTTTGACATCAAAATCTCTGGTAGAAATCTTGACATCATTGGAGGTTTTGCGAATGATGTTGAGAATAATTCTGACAGAAGCTTTTTCGGCTTCTTTTGTGAATGCTTCAACAAGTTTTGCATCTCGCTCTGCAAAATCCCATCCATTACGCAAATATACAGCATTACCAGTATCACCACCGGTGTTGCTCTGGCGGTTTGGCATTGCTTCTACAATCAGCATATTATTATAAATGTCGTCTTTAGCAACTTGGCTCTCCGACTGGTTTAATTCCGCAGTCATCAAGTCAACATCTGACTGAACACCGTTTCCAGCATCTTTTACAGATATTGCTCCTAGCTTGACCATTTTCAAAAATTCATTCTCGTCAACTTCACAGTTTTTGAATTTCATAAATGCTTGAACAAACTGTTCAACACCGTTTAATCTATCCGACTGATACTTGTTGATCGCATCAAATGCTGTAATTGCAATTTCGACATCAGATAGCCGGTCATGGTTGTTTGGATACTCGATAATTGGGATTCCGCCAAAGCCATTAATGCCGCTGACGGTTACTTGTCCGTTCTTTATCTTGAAATATTGATTTGAAGAATAGCAAAGATAATATTGCTGATTCTCTTCATCTTTCAATATTTGAACAGATAGCATTGCTTTTCCTGTGTTTCTGGAATAAACAATATAAACATCTCCCGGATACGGAATAAAAATTCTAAATGGTGGTAAATCACGGTCTTTTGTCCAATCGTCTTCTCGTAGAATTGCTTTGTATGCAGTTCCTACGGCACTCTGGTATATTCCAAGCTGAATATTTCGGGCATCCGCATTTGCTTCGTCCAGATAATCATTCAGCAGGTCGACCTGCTCATTTATCTTTTTATCTGCTTTTTTCTTTTTGCAGACATATTGAATAGGTTCTCCATATATTTGTCCTGCCTTAAACTTGACAACTTCCAGAGCGTGATTTTCGACAACTCTGTTATTTACTTCCGGTCTCACAAGCTTTTCCCGATATAAGATTGGTTGGTCGCCTTTGTAGTACCGATAAAGATAATTAATCATCATTCTGTTTCGATTATGTGTACCAATCGTATCAGATAGAACTTGAATAACATTTTCGGTAGTAATTTGAGCTACGCCAGTGTAGGCAGTTTTTCTGCCAAAATCGCCTTGGCATAGGTCAACAAAATTGCTTTTGTTTCTTCCCACTGCCTATACCTCCTGTTTTTGAGCATGAAAAAAGCACCGAGTTTTCACCCGATGCTTCATACATTTTCATCATATATTATACATAATCGGAAAGTTATATTCAGTAAGAAAAGGTGTTAACTTTTGAAATTAAGCATTTCTTTTACGTAATTTACTGCTTTCCCGTGAAATTGTTTAATATATTCTTCATTGTATTCCATTTCATCTGCAATGACAGTTAGCTTTTTTCCCTCTACGTATCGTTTATACAAAAAATCATAATACTGGGGATTTTCCACAGACTCTATAACATCTATAAGTTTCTGCTTTTTCTCCATAAGCTCTACCACATTGTCAGCTAGTTCTCGCTGCGCATCCACCAATTTTGCAATTGTATCGCCTATTTTATCTTGGCTTCCAGAAGTTTGAACGCGTTCAATGCCATACGTCGAAGCACTAATGCTAGTAGCAAGCAATTTTAAGTGTTCGATTTCTTCCAGTTTGTTATTTATAATTTTTTCGTATCGTTGAATTTGATTCAGATACTCCTTTATATCCATACTATCTCCTTCCCCACATAAAATTCTTAGTTGCTGTAACTTCTGCAAATCGTTTTTGAGTCAGAGTTATCATAAGTTGTGTAACACCATCTGGTGCATCGTCGTGATCGTTGTCGCCAATATACACAAAAGTGGTCAACTGTTCCATTGCTTTTGAATATTCCTTGTTTTGGTATTTAGGTGCTAGAAATATGAATCTTCTTTTAACATCTCCAGAGTACTGATTGATTTTTTCTTTTTTAGCTTGCTTTGATGGAGCTTTTGTGCTGGTAGTGCTGCAAGCATATCCATGTTCTTTTAGTCTTCCGCTGACATAATAAGCATACATATCGCCACCATTGTTAGCTTCGAAATTGATAGATTGGATCTCATTTCCCATAATTCTTCCGACAACCAGTGGAAGTGTGACTTCCTTCGGACCTGTATTAAAAATCCAGTCATAAATGTATACATCTCCGTTTTCAAATTCCGCACCAACCGGCATGGACAAACTATCACCACCGCCCCACGCAACGTCACAAGCAGATACGTTCTTTACAAATCCGCCCTCTGGAAGAATTCCATTGTAATATCTTAGTTCATCTTCTGCGAACATGATTCCTTCACGCAAGAATGGTTTCTGTTGATATTTAGCCTCCCATTCGTTAGCATCAAGTCTGGCTTTCATATCTACATAATACTTCGTAGAAAAACCAACTCCATAATCATATTCAAAGTTTGATTCACCATCGTCATTCAAGGCAGGAATCTTACGGAACCGATACAATGGATTATCTCGATTGAGCTTTTCAATTTTGCCTAATGGGTCGTACAGGTTCCATCTTGTTCCAACCATCAACTCTCTTGCCCCATCAATTTTACGGTCAACCATTTTGTTCAGATACTCTTGATAGGTATTCTCCAAACGAGTAGGGCTTAAAGAATGCTGCCTGTCTCGAACAAGGTCATCCACATACAAATATCCATCAGACGAAATATCAACAGCACCCGTCCATGTTCCCTCGATACCGCGGCAAGTCATTGTGGCGAATCGGTCTGGCTTGTCCAAATTTATCTCAAAATCATCGGCACTTTGCTTTTGCAATTTTGATTTTGGAAATATCTCACTGTAAGTGTATTCTTGTGTGCTTATGAGATTCAGAAGCTCACCATAGAACCCCTTGGCCAGTTTTCCAGAGTGACCGCCCATTGCATTGTGGCTGTTTGGTCGTCTTCCCATTATCCACGACATAAAAAATATGCACATAGTACTCTTACCAACACGACTTGGTAACGATAGACCGTAAAATTCAATTATCCTATCTTCCAAATCCTGTAAATCTTGAGCGACTACTTGGAGTGTTTTTTTTCTTGGGATATAGAACTTTTTGCTGTCCGGTCTATTCTTCTCCATGTATAACAAATAACTCTCGAACACCCATGGGGATTCCAACAGTAAATACTGCCAGTAAATATTATCAAAATTACCGCTTCCAGTCAGTGCCGCGTTTCTTGCTGCAACTGTATGAGCGTACCGACTGACTTTCATTGCCATGTTCTGTGCATCTGGATTATCCTTGAAAGGAAGGTCAATATTCATATTCAAAAGTAAATCAAGGCAGTCCTTCTGATTTTGATAGACTGTCATATCACCATTAATTATTTGATTTAGAATTGCCCGATACCATTCAAATGAGCCTTCTGTGAATTTTTGCATAAAAATAGAACCAGACCTCCCTTCTTTTAGGATTTCGTCTGGCTCTCATGTGGCTCTCTGACTGGTTTACTTATTTATTTACGTAAAAATATTTTCAATTACTTTCCATTCTGCGAATACTGCCATAAACAGTAATGGTACTGCCGAAAATCCCCAATGATTTTCAATCATCATTTGAATTGTGGCTATCAAATAATCTGCTACCCATTTGAATATTATGAAATTCGCAATTATCCAACATATTTTTCTGATTTTGTTCATTTGGTCACGCTTTCTTTACCGGCCATTCAAAGCCAAAATCTGAACGTTTGATTTTACATTGTGGGCTTCCGTCTTTCCAGAAAACTAATCCTTCTATTTCGTGTTCGAAAAGATATTTCTTGATTCCCTCGAATGTTCTCTCGACTTCAACGATTTCTTTGCCATGTTGAACAAGTTTATCACAATCCATATTGTACGGATTTCCGCAGAAATGTTTTCCTATTGCTTCGTATGTTCCGTCAGCTAGATAAATTGTTACATTTCCTTTTATCGGACTATACGCTTTTAAAAACCACTTATCAGACGGATTATTCTTATCAACCTTTACCCATCCCGGCCAATGACCTGTAATAGAATCTGGCTCACAACAAGGGATAAATCCCTCTGGTGGTATTTTACCTTTCTTGCAGTCATATCTTTTATAATATTCTCCGTCAATTACTGCACAGCAAGAACCATCATATTTGACTGTTGCAACTCCTTCTCCTTTAAGTACCCATTCCATGCCCGGATGTACTTTTGGAAGAACTTTTACAACCTTATGGTCTTTGAATTCTCGCTCAAATAATGTTGGTATCTTTTTCATTTACTCACCTCACAATACTTCTAAGCGAATCCCACCACTCGTCTTTTTCATTTACATCTTCTACTCGCTCAAACATAAATTTAAGTTTATAGATTCCAGATTCTGTTGTAGCTGAGTCGATATGCATGAGTTTGAATTTTCTTTTAAGACATCCAATTTCAAGAATGCATTTCTCCGGAAGATCAGTGTAATTCATGACGCATTCTACCCAAATAATCCGTCTGCCTTCTTCATGATGTACTTCAATGTCAGCTAGTGCATTAATGATTTTTTCATCAATAATCTTAATTGGATAGTTCACTACACCATATTTTTTCATACATTCACCTCAAACTCTTTCTTGCAGTTACTACCCTTGCACTTCAATTTAAGATGCTGGATTTTTGTCTCTGGGCTAATCAGAAGTGCTTTCTTCTCGCAAAAAGGACAACAATACCACAGTTTGCCATTGATGTTCTTTATTAATGCCCGTCCGTCCCACGGCTCCGGTGGGTTCATTGCCTGAGAGAAATCTATCCCCTCAGATTCAAATGCTGATTTGATGCTCATCTATATTTTCTTACTCCTTTTCGTCCTGCAACTCTGCGTATCATCGGAATTCCATGATTTTTTCTAAAATTATTTCGATTTATTTTATCCGGTGCAAATATTGTCCAGAATAATCTTTTCTTAGTATTTGAATTCATTTTAAAATTTATAGTGAATGATTCGTATTCACTGAAATTCGGTAAATCGTCATTATAATCAGGTGGTATGTGTTCTGGAACGTTTGCTATTTCGGTAATCGGACAGTACTCACCATCTGGCTTTTTAAGAAAGTACTGTTTTTCGTCTTTTTCGCCCATCTCAACTCACCCCATGAATCTTTCTCAAGTTTGCATATCGGTCAACAAGTACGTCCAGTGCAGTATGCAACTGATTGATTGTAATACAATCGTCCTGATAGCGTTTTTCATATTTTGCTATTTCTGCCGGTGCATCGCAAAAAGGCAAATCCGCAGCTTCATTTATTTGCTTCTTCAAATCATTGTTATAATCGCACATTTTATCCAGTTCAGCCTGAAGTTCATTGATTTTTTCGTTTTTATCCAAGATTTCATGTTGCTTTGATTCTCTCTCATCAGCCAGACGAACAACTTCTTCTTTTAGCTGATCTACAGTCCAACTCTTCAAATCTTCAATTCTCATAACAATCCTCCATTCACACTCAAGCCGTCTTCTCAAATAATCCAAGGATGAACTCCCGTCCCATCTGTGTAATTCTCCTATGATAGATTACCTTCCCTGAATCCAATACTTCCTGTTTAATTTCCTCGTATCCGCAATCGCTGTACTGTGAAAACATCACCCATGTACCATTGACCTGATACTGAATCTTTTTAACTGCAAGAATCCGGTTTAACTGTATAGCCGATTTCAGTCCCAGTTCCTTTGCAATCTCGGTAATGGTATAGGTTTTGTTGACGTGCATCAGAATAGCATTCTTTCTCTCAGCTTCTACCCTCGCAGCACGTTCCTCTTTCAGTTTGGTCAGAAGTTCAATGCCGAAGTCTGGATTATTCAGAATGTTATCAATGACATTGTCCGTGGCATATATGCCGTGTTTACGGATAGTCTTCAAAATCTCTTTGACTTCTTTCTTGAACTGTTTAGCGATCGGCTTTCTGGACTGCATCAGGACTTCATAAAGTCCGTTCTCAGTAAGCAAATTCATTTGCCTGTTCTGACCTGCCCTAAGAATTGTTGAGACCAGCTTTTCATCATCATCAATTCCTCTGAGCATTTCCGTCACATTGCTATGTTCAATCCAATCAGCTACATCATTTGCCACAAATAACGGCTCCTCTGCTGTTCCGTAAACCCGGAACTGTTTTCCTAATACTTCCTGCTCGTTTAATACTTTCAGTTCGTTCATTTCTCTCTTTCCTCCCTATGTTTCATTTGGCACTCAATCATCTTTGCTACATTCTCACGTTTCTGTTTTATTCCATGTCCTTGTCGGAACAATTCACACTCAAGGATATTTCCGCACTTGGAACATTCATCGTTGATTTCTTTACCTGCTATTCGCATTTCCATCCATCCTGTACCATTCTAGGCTTGTATATTTTCTCGGTGTATCCCTCACCGTTACATAAGTCGCAAGTAACTTCTATTTCTTTGTAATCATCGCAACACTCCCAGTATTGTGCACGATTTACTCTTTTGATAGTAGTTCCACTTCCGCCGCACTTCGGACATCTGTGAATTTTATTTCCTTGCATTCGTTTCACGAGATCATCAAGAGTCGTTTCTCCACCGTATGCATTTCTTAGACGTATCACTTCATGAATTTTCATTCTTTACTCCCTCCCAACATTCACAGCTATCATCAAGGAATCTAAAGTCTGCACAATGTTCACTGTCACCATTACAGCAAACGCCTTCGTATGTCGCGTACCATTTACATGTACAACAATAATCTTTTTCTTCCATAATCCACCTCTCTAAACAAAAATTCCAGTACACGGACTTGAACCGTAACTAGCCACCCAACGTGGAGTACTGGAAACCAAACCATACTTTAGGAGTAATTTATTCCTACGATGGCAATTCGTAGGAATCGGAAAGGCAAGATTCGAACTTGCGACGTCAAGGACTATGCGTCCTCCGCTCTCCCAACTGAGATACATTCCGAAAACCAACAATAGCTATGCTAAAGTCGGATTTCCTATCTACTCATGGTAGATGAAGCGGTGCATACACGATTCGAACGTGTACAACATTTCTGTTGGATAGGTTAGCAACCTACTCTGATACCATTACAGCAATGCACCATGCACCGCCTTTAACGGTCAGCTTAGAAACTGGGTTGATTTTCACCTTATATTTCATTCAACAGTGATACAATCGTATCTCTCTGAATTGATTGTGTTTTCCATAGCCTCAATCGGATTGTATCCAAGATTCTGTAAAACCTGTTTGAATACTGTTACCGACTGACCACTTGCAAGCTGTACGCCTTTTTTTGTAGCATCTGCATGAAATACATCATGTCTGCTGTCTACATTCCAGAAGATAACGTTCGGAATGATGTATCCAGCTTCTCTGAATTTCTTTTCCATTTTGTCATAGAAAGACCAGTCCTTATTGCCACTATAATCAATTTCCATATCAGAGATAACGACTATAGCTTTTGGCATTTCTTCTTGAGAAATATTATTCTTCTCGGCAATATCAAGTACTTTCTTAAATGCAGCTTTGAGGTCTGTGCCATAGCCCCAATTTGCTTTTGCAACATTGATTATTTTCTGATGAAGTGTTTTTCCCTTCAGAGAAACAATCTGTGGACAACTAGAGAATGTCATAAACAAATTATGATATGCTCCTGTATTTCTCTCAGCAAAATATATTGCCAAGCCGATTGACGTTGCCATTGGTCTTCCATACATTGAGCCAGATACATCAGCCATTATCAGTGCATTTGTTCCCTGTTCGACATAATCTGGAAGCGCTTTCCACTGTGCTTCAAGAACTTTGTTGTTTTCTTTTCCGTAAAGAATTTTCTCTACGATATCGTATGGATACAAGGTTGAAGCATTGATTTTAATTTCTCCTTTATCAGCTTTATTGATAAACTCACTGAAACCATCTGGATCATGCTTTGCAAAGGCTCTACGATAAATCATCATTGCACGGCTTGGAACTTCTGGATATTTAATCTCGTTCCACTTACCGGCAGACATGAGACTTTCGACAACGCCTATTTGTTTTCTCATGCTGCGAACGATTCTCTTAAAGTTGTAAACTGGGTAACCTAACTTCTGCGCAGTCAAAATCCCCAACTTTCTAGTCTCTGTGCTACTTGCATCAGCTGTCTTAATCCATTTTGCAAGTAATGAAATCGCTTTCCCCTCATTAAGATTCTTTAAGTCTTCCTCGAACTGATTCTTCATGGTTTTCCACATATCATCTTCCAATGGTGTTCCAATCAGTTCATACAGATCATCGTATCTTCCGTACACTCCGATTAAATCAAGATTCGGTCTAAGTGCTTCTGGATGATGCTCTGCCATATAGCGAATAATGGTTCGGAAAGTTTTTCTTTCTCCAAGTCCGCAACGAATATCTCTTGCGTAAAAAGCAATCTTTGTTGTAAAGAGCTTGTCCTGTGTATACGCTTCTGAGAACAATGTAGTGATTCTATTCTCATCAGCATCTCTTAATGCGCCAATAGTTCCGAATAGATCAAGTCTTGCATCACTTGTGGTGTTCAGTGCGACTGCGCCATTTTCAGTTCTTGTAAACTTGCTTTCTTCTTTCATTGCATTTGCAAAATCCATGTTTTTCTCCTTTCAGGACACAAAAAATAAAATAAATTATAAAATATTCGCCTAAGATTTTATTTAAGAAATAAATTGCTGTAAGTGTCCCATAAATTTTTTCATGATGCTTTTGGTTTTCATAATTAACAGTTATGTCCAAATGATTGCTGCAAGCACCACATAATTGCCCCAACAGGATTTGAACCCATAAAATTATTTGCAGTAAAGAACACAGACATGTTCCGTCGATTTTCCACAACCGACAAACTGGGGCAGTGGCAAGGGATGGATTCGAACCACCAACACGTACCTTGTAATGGAAGAATTGCTGTAGAAGTCACAAGCATGACTTGCAATCTTTTTACTGCTCTACCAATTGAGCTACCTCGCCATAGTTGCCGCCTATAACGGTCAATCACTCTAATGAAAGAGCAATTGGGTTGAGTTCCACATTCATAGAAAGAAGGTGTATTGAGAATTTGCTTTAATCCGCTGAACGATAGACGGATTAAGTTGCAGGAGGCGGATTCGAACCGCCGTTCTCAAGAATATGAGTCTTGTGAGATTCCGTTTCTCTATCCTGCGATATACGTGAGCTTTCAGCATATTTGTACTGGCAATCCACAAGCCGACTGTTTCTTACATCTCGGACAGCATCCTCATATCTCATATTCAGATGAGATAATGGGAGAAGATGGAGTCGAACCACCCGAGCCCGAAAGCAACAGATTTACAGTCTGCACCGCTACCTCTACGGAATATTCTCCCAAAACCCGGGCACCCCGGGTTAGCAATATGTTTATCGTGTTATGCTTTCCACTAGGCTGTTTTATGCCGTGCCAGCCCCACGAAGTTGTTTCGGATATTATTATGCCTTTTGACTTTATGTTTCTTGAAAACTCCCTTGTCATCAATGCGCGCTTGTGATGGCTTATTGAAACTAAGAAACATTTATCGGACGGGAAATCAGATCAAGCACAAGCCTATGCCGTTACATACCTTTGCTCATTCTGATTCACATACGCTCATCCGAAAGTTTTTTCTGCCCATAAAACGGATGGGTAGCATACGGAAGAAATGGAAATTCTGAGATTCGAACTCAGGACTTCCCGGTTATGAGCCGGACGTTCTAACCGCTGAACTAAATTTCCTGAGTAGAAGCAGTATCCCGGATTGCAGATTTTGAGTTGATTTGCTTCTACTGTTGCGGTTCTTTGCCACCAGCCGCAACAAAGGTCATGGCAAAATAGAGTACCTCGTTTTTACGAGGATTCCCATCCGGGACATTTGAAGCCCCTTTAATCAGCTCCGTTGAGCTAGATGGGTTTTCGTCGGAGGGTCTATGTAAAATAAACCATTGCCAGGTACATGCGCAACCTAGCAAGCTGGGCTAGTGGGATTCGAACCCGCGAATACAGCAGTCAAAGTGCTGTGCCTTACCACTTGGCGATAGCCCTAGAATCTTTCTCCCACTCCGCACCATCACAAAAGTAGGAGAAAGAATTGAGTGTGTGATAATATTTTTATTATGTGCTCTACAATTGCAACACAACTTATGTGGAGAATTCAGCAATTTAAATAACTAAGTTGTTCTCTTTTTTGTAGAGTCATATTTGCTAAATCGGATGTCTCGATCGTTTGCTTGCATACCGCTCCACTACCGGGCAAGCGTATCCTTTCGCATTGCTTATATGATTAACCCGTTCTTCGATAACAAACAGGATAATCTGCATTGGAAATGCTAAAAGCATATAGTTACCTCGCTGTGCAAATCAAAACTGTATTAAGTATCATTCCTGCTTCCATCAGCAAGAAAAATGCTGTGGAAAATTGATTGCTTTTGTAATTCCGGCTCATTAAAAATGCAGCTAATGTAGTAAATATCAGAATATTAATTGCTACTGCGATAATGGTTAATGGTAATCTCATTTTTCTTCTCCTATCATGAAATCGAGAATTTTTCTCGCAACATCGTCTTCTGGCTCAAATGGTAATCCACAGTAATTGTAACGCTCTAAGGCCGATTTTAGGCTTGCTTTGAAGCCGTGGTAAATTTCCCCGTGTTGTAACAGTTCGTGCCTTAAAACTGAAATTGCATCAGTAATTGATTGAGAAGTGAAACTGATTTGTGCCAGGGCTTCCATTTGAATATCTGGTTCTGCCATCAATTCAAGACTAAATGTTGGAACTTCATCAACTGCAACATGAAAATCAACAGATTTTACTCTTGGAATCGTTTTACCATCAATAAGGCATTTGGTTCCAGCCCAATTATACGGTTCAGGGTTCACAATCCTTACAACAGGCATCTACACATCCCCTTTCTTGTGCATTGCAATACGCCAGAAGATGGTCTGCAATCTCCTGAAGCTGATTTGTGTCGTATTTTGCGAAGGTCTGTGATCCTTTATTCCGTAATGGTGATAACGGACCGAAATTGTCAGGTTCAACAGTTATCGTTGCATTAATCAGCATGGACGCCACGTCAATTGGTTCGTCTGGAAGCGATGCATCTTCTTTCTTTTCTGATTTTGTTTCCGCTTCAACATCATTTCCTTTTAATTCGACTTTTTCCCAAGTATTGCCAAAATCTCTGGTGTACCAGAGATTTTCTCCCTGAACTTTTATCATATTTTCTCTTTTTTCGAATTTCTCATCAGATCCGGCATAAATTTCAAGATATGTATTATCTTCATGCGTTTCGAAAAAAATGTAATATCTTTTCATGCTTCCTCTACCTCCCCAAAATATTTCTTGTACAATTCATAATCGTTTTTCCCGAGTAAGTCTTTGACTGTATATTTTTCCTCTATACGAAGATCGCTATATGTAGTAAATACTTTTATATCCCGAATGCAGATTCGCTCGCCCTCAGAAATTTTACCACTAACACGTTCCGTATCTTCATCAGCAGAAAACCATCTTCCGTTTTTTGTCAAAAAATAAGTTCTGCATCTTGATATACTAAAACAAATACAATTTACGCTTGTTGGATCACTAAAAACCTTTTCTGCTTTTGATGTGTCGTATAACCTACCGTCTTCCAGAACGGATTTCTTGTGGTTTGTTATCTCAATCTCGTTATTTAAGATAATCTTATCTGAAAGATTCTGACTTTCATCCTGTACGACCAAGCCGCCTTTTTTATTTTTTAAGAATTTTTCAAGTATCGACATTTGTCTACCTTCTCCGAAAATATTCTGCCAGGGCTTCCCTTGTGATCTGTGATATACTTTTGCCGGTTCGGTTCTTCTCAGCTATGAGTCTTTGTTCCAGTTGGTACGGCAACCGGATTCTGATTGATTCACCTTCGAGTTTATTATTTCTCATAAGCAGTGTCCTTAACTAACAATCTCAATCGGGCATCCAAGTTGTTTTTCCAACTCGGCAATAGTAATCTTTCTTGGTTTCATTACATCAACATCAACACGCTGAATAATGCCTTCTGGAGCTTTCGCAAGTCCTTTGCCAGAAAATTTATCTATTCCCTCATTTGCAAATATGCTTAAATGCTCATATCCATAAGCTCTGCACCATCTTGTAGCTGAATCAACAATTTTTCTTAATTCCGTTTCAGGATCACCAAACAAATCCGTGTAAGAAATAGCCTGGTCAAATTCTGCATGGCTTATCGTTGCTGGAATTAAAATCTGCTTATATGGACTTCCGATAAATCTAAAGAATCTGTTAGTAATTAAAGCTTTTTCGCCTTTTGGTAATCCAAACCCTTGTGCCACAGCTTTTTTAAGTAACTGTTCTGATTCTAAATCACTTTTTGTAGTAATAGCCTTGTTTGTAAAATCAATCATCCTTTTCCTCCCCTAAGATTTTGTATAATGTTCCTCTGGAAACTCCAATGATCTCAGCGAATTGAATTTTTGTAATCTCACCATTCTGCCATCTGGCTTTAGTATCTTCAAAGAGTTTTTTGTCAATCTCTTTCTTTGCACGTCCTTTATACTTGCCCCGAGCCTTAGCAATGGCAATGCCCTCTGCTTGACGGCGTTTGATATTTTCTCTTTCTTTTTGCGATACATACGAAAGAATCTGGAGAACTAAGTCTGCTACAAACGTACCATCCAAATTTTTTGATATGGATGTATTGAGAAGTGGCATATCTTGAACCATGATGTCCGCTTTGATTTCTTTTGTAATAATCCTCCATTGTTCCAGAATCTCTTCATAATTTCTTCCGAGACGATCGATAGAATGGAGAACCAGCATGTCACCTTCTCTAAGTTCCGAAATCATTTGCTGGTATTGCGGACGATTAAAATCTTTTCCTGACTGTTTGTCCACGTATATTTTTTCAACGCTATCTGCTTTCATGGCTTCAATCTGTCTTGCTTCGTTCTGGTCAACTGTTGAAACCCTTACATATCCTACCTTCATATATACACGCTCCTGTTTCTTTATAAATAAATTATACACCTTAGCGTGTGTGATTGCAAGTATATTGTTCACATTCAAGTGAATTATTATTGATTTTTGAAACGTTTGCGTTTATTATATAATTATAGGAGGTATCGTTATGGTTTCTCAAAAAGTAAAACAGATAATGAGACTCAAAAAAGCAACCAATGTTCAAGTTGCCGAACATCTTGGAACTTCTCCACAAGCTTTGGCAAATAAGTTTTCCAGAGGAACGCTTTCTGCTAATGAGCTTATTGCAATTCTGGATTTTCTTGGATGTCAAATAGTGGTTGAAGCCATACCAGATGTAATCGTCAAATTTAATATTGATGATGTTAGAGAAGAGTCGTAATGGCTCTTCTTTTTTTACTTGCTCCGTCACATTGACGGGGCTTTTTTATTTTTTCGGGAACTCGGAGGACTCACTAGGCCGATGTGGGTCTGTATATATACCCCCTCCCGGGTCTGTTACTGGTGACGCTAACCGGGCAACCCTTTGCCCCATGGGTTCCCGTTGTCCCGGTCTTAACGCTGCTTTTCGGATGCCTTCGGCAGTAGCCAAGGAGAATTGCTGCGCTTTTCTTCGTCATATTGCACAACTTTTCACGTTTCCGCATGTGTGCATTATGAGTACACCCTAAAAGGACATTGAGTATTGCTATATATTGTGTACTAATCACAGAGAACACAACATATTGTTACAACTCCGGCTTTTCCATCTCTGGAAGCTCTAAGACGTCCTTGTACTTGTCCGCAATCTGCTGTGCTGTCTGCTGTGGTATGCCCTGCTGCTGTCCTGCTGGAATTGGCGCCGTTTCCGCCATGCCGTAAGCTACTTTACAAGCAAATATCAAGTTGGCATTCGTGCCATCCTGGTTGTGTAGCTTATCCAACGCAAAGGCTCCACATGTTTCTTTCCATTTTTTCACCGTTATGCCATGCGTTGAGGCGGTTCTGTAGTCTCCGTTCGCCCAATCGCTAAACGTCATATTGTTAATTCCAACCAATATTCCAAACATTTGTAAAGTAGGTGATATACCATATCTACCACATACACGTATATATATATTAAATATACTGTCTAATAGTTCTATGTCATTATTGCTTGGTTTTTCAATATGATCAGCAATATAAAAAAACATATCAATACGATTATTAGCTATATCTTTCTTATACTTTTCTATACTGTCATAATCTTCTTGATGTATGCACAATACAGTGTTTATATATTCATCTACCAATAACCATATTTTGTTTTCATATACTTCTATATTTTGGGATGTTGTTATAGTATTTGAATTTTTCACTGTATCGCCTCACTTTATAACGTTAATCTATTAAATCATTATAAATAAAAAAAGCCGGTCGGCTCTGGTTCGTTGTCCAGTAGCTAACCGGTTCAGTCCTCCAGCGGTTCGTTCTCGCTTTCGGCCTGTATCTGTATCTCTATTAACAGTATTAACATACAAGTTGTTATTCTGTCAACTATTAATTTAAAACTTTTAGTCAATCTCATATAACAGCATATACTATATCTATGTATATTATATATACTATATACAATATTATATTAATCAACTCAGCCTCTGGAATCTAGGAAGGGACAGGGAATAACTATAATTATAGATATTCATAATCCATAATATTAATATATATAATATTATAATAGGGCATTTTGAACACACAAAAAGCCAGACCTTCCGGTATCTGATCCGGCATGATCTGGCTATGTTTATTTTTGTATTAAGTTACGATTCCGCTTTGTCAGCCCTGCCCCTTCCTGAGTTCCGTCGGCTTCGTTGTATCGAGCATAACAAAACAATTCGTAAAAGTCAAGTAAAAATTTGTCGTTGACTTTTTATCAGGATTGTGCTATGAATAATTATGTCAGGACTTCGGCGGCAGTTCTGAACCTGTCCTAAAAGCCGCCACAAAAAAGCATTATAAAAGCCCCGGGATAATTTCCTAGGGCTTTATTTTATTAACAAGCATTTCTAAAAATAGTTTACATCTTCATTTTTTTTAGTTACTACTTTTTCTTAATTCAATAATAAATCAATTATCTATTCTCTGGTTTTCTATTATGCATATATGCCGGAGTAGTTTCATATTCTGCCTCAAAAGCAGAAATGAGATTTTCTGATATTTTATAATTATTCATAAAATAATAAATTATGTGTTGAATTATCCAGCTTCTTTGATTATTCCATTGCGTTTTCGGAAGTAAATTATACAGTTCAAAATAGTTATCCATGGCTGATATCATATACATTTTTTCGTATGCAATTAGCAAATCATTGTCTATGTTTGAATCTAATTTACATAATATAATAAAGCGAAATGAATTTCCGTTTTCAAAATCTTTTTGCAGCAGTTTATTGTGGTGTTTCCCCTTCTTCAAATGTGCCTTATGGTTAATTGCTCTTAACTTAATATTTTTGCTTGAGCCAATATAACAGCTCATCTTTTGTGAATTAACTATTGCATATATTCCACAACCTTCATATTGTGGAATACGAAAATCTTCTAAATTTGCCATACTGTAGCATCTCCTTTCTTAATTATAGTTACAGTATAGCACATTTTCATATATAAGTAAACACTAAATTTAGTGTTTAAAAATACTTTATTTTTTCTTCGTTTGTTGGCACTATCTCCAGAACATCCGACGGCTGACACCTTAATATAATACATATTGTGTTTAATGTGTCTGTTGTTATTCCTTTGCCTTTTCTTAAATTCTGCATTGTTGCCTCGCTCAGAATCTTTTCTTTTCTCATTCTGGAAGATGTAAAACCGTGATCTGATAATGATTTCATAACATCTATTTTATATTTAAACATCTTGTGACCTCCTAAACAATTATATCATTATTATAATAGGATTAGCACCAAAAAGCAATATAAAATATTTTTAAAAAACACTATATTTAGTGTTGACATACACTATTATTAGTGCTATGATAATATCAACGAAGGAAACAAAAGAAACAACCAACCCGGTCGCAAAGCCGGGAGAATGGAGGAAAAAAGCAATGAATAAATATACAAAGTATTTAAGTTGGGCAGTCTTCACAATGATCGACCGCAGCACACAAGACGACCGTAAAAGCAAAGTGAGCGTTTCGGGTGCATTCAATTGCCCGAGTAACGCGGAGGAATTTATCAAAACTCTTCCAGCCGGTCATAAATGGTATATTTTAGATTTTGACCGCCTGGAACGGTTTGAGGAGTTCTACAACTTCGTTCAGGACATCAATGAAGAGTATGGAGAACGCGCAATATTTCATATTAATGACGGCGGTTTTTCTGAGTTTTTCCGGGGCTTGCCCCAAGTCGCATATATAAATTATTTAGAGCGGTGAAAATGCTGCTCTTTTTCTGCTACCTTGTATCCGCTTCGGGCGGTGTTGGTTCATGACCAGTACAGGGGTATTACTATAGTGTCTCTTATTCGCTTTTTAACGGCTTATGTTTGGCTTATGGTATATTTTATCGTTTACGGCCTTAAAATCGTTTCTAGGCTGTTTTATACAATCAATTAAAAGGATTGACGACAGATTGCAACGGGCGTATCATGGTTATATATGTAAATGTGGATAATTGCCCGACTTGGATTCTGTCCAGTTCGTGTATCTATTAGACAGTTTGTTATTCTTGTGAGCTTGTATTTGACGTTTCACAGCCGTTTATATGCTTACATGTGAATTTTATCGACTGTAAATGTAAAATTGATTTTAGGCACGTTTACGGGCTTTATAATGGCATCGGGTTATTGTATTGTATCCCGGTTTACTGCTTTATAATGTTTTAACGTTGTATTTTAACTTTTAAGCTGTTTTATATCGCCACTCGATAAAGCATAGGCTTAAGCCGTTCGAATTGATTTTAGACGTAATTATGTAATTAATTACAATGTTTCTAGTATGATCGTGTGCATCGGATGGCGGCATGTTTTGCCGCGGGTATATTTCTTGATGCATCATCACTTTACTATAAAGCCTCACGAGTACAAATTTTCACAGACATTCAAAAAGACCCGAAGCATGGATTTTGAACGAAAAAAATCATTTTTCCATGGATACGGGTCGTTTTATATTTTTATTTATTTGTGATTTTGCACAAATATTTTTATAGTATCTATTTTGGGATTATGGAAAATGTAAAACTATTTCAATTTGTTTAATTGATCTACTTTACCAGTGCTTCTTCTCTTCTTTATTGCAGTTCCACTTTTCATCCTTTTCTCTCGTTCTTCCTGTTTCTTAGTCCTTGATTTCTTCCTCACTGTATTTCCTGTATTAAATCCCATACTTTCCCTCCTTGTCTCTAATCTTCTGACTGCGAGTCTTGAAATTCACGATTTGCACATCTGTCTGTAGTTCTTCTAGCGCTAATCCGACTATGATAACCTTAATTGGATTCACTCTCCGGACCATCTCGTGGAATCCTTGGCAGAATTCAATCCTAGATACTTTTGCTTTGATGCGTCCATTGGTGCAGCAGGCCACTACACTTCTTTGTGGAATCCCGTCAAATATCCAGTCGTAACAATATTCTGGTGGTATGCTCACGTTAGGAATCACCTTTATCCCGTTCATACTGAGATAATGAGCCATGGCATGATTTCTGTACTTGTTCCAGATATTCATGGCAAATGGCATACCATTTTCACCGACTGCCATTGAGAAGTCTGGCGCGATCACGCTCTGGAAGCATTTCATGTGTTCCAGGTATCTGTCTGGATTATTCCATAACTTTTCGAATTCGCAGTCATGGATATAAAAGTTGATGCTCAAATCACGATGATTCTTTATCTTTCGGCTGAAGCTGTCTTTAAAATCTACTGTGTCTTGCGGTATCTCGTCCACATATCTGTCCATCATTGGAATCTGGTATCTGCCGTCCAGTTCCGCTCCTGTGAGCATATATTCTTTCATGGTATCGTATGCGGTATGACTGATTCCCTGTGCAATCATGAAAATTCCTCCTGAAAACAAAAAAGACACAGAATCCTCATTCTCGGATCGGTGTCATCGTTAGTATATGATATATACTATCAAATATTCTATTTTATGTCAATTTACATGATATGTACGGCGCATTTGTTATTAGCACTTACATAATGCGACTCCGATGGCATATAGTTTATGCTAAAATTTTTTCAACTGTATTTCAATATTTCCATTGACTATAATTATTTTTGATATTATAGTTTTTAATATACGGTTTTTGTTTTGCTTGTCAATGTGTTCCCACACATCGGCAAGCTTTTTTATATTATCGTATACAAATTCTTTCTTCTGTGAGTTATCCGGGTTCTTCATCTCGTTCTGTATTTTTAGTTTTAGTTCATCTATACCGGATTCCGTTTCTTTTATCATCTCCAGAACCGTATCATTTCCCTCAGCATAAAGAGTATACAGACGTTTTAGCTTCGTTTTCTCTTTTTGGAGTTGTTTACTTAAAATGTCCAGACAGCTTTCTCTTTCTTTTGGCTTATGCGATGATAAATTGAGGGAAATCTTTAAAATCTCATCTTCAACCTGCTTTTCAATATCTTCTGCCCACTCAAGCGAATTGTTGCAATTCGGATTGTAATTTGGCAAATACGACATTCCATTATCCCTTGAATAGCAATAAATTTTATGCTTCCCATGAGTCCACTTCTGATATCTCATCTTGCATCCGCACACTCCGCAATAGCACAACCCCGTCAAGAGCTGATTCTCGTGATTAACGCAGAAGCTTTTACTTTGCTTACGAGTTTTTCTTAATTCCTGGGCTAATTCGAATACTTTAATATCGAAAATCGGTTCATGTCTTCCCTTATATAGTTTCCCTTTATACGGAATCATGCCAATATTTACAGGACTGGTAAGAACCTGCCGTGTAACAAACTCGCTCTTAAATCCTATCAATTTCTGTATTCGAACATCAGAATAACCGGATATATACAAATTCATAGCTCGCAAAGCCATTTCTTTGCGTTCTGGTATGGGAACTAAGATTCCGTCTTCTTTGCTATATCTATAGCAATAAGGGGTGTTGCCACCTCCCATCCAATATCCCTGTTTCACTCTCTCTAGCATACCGCCACGCATTCTAAGCAACATAGTATTTTTGTCAAGTTGTGCAAACACTGCCATCATCTGAGTGTATGCTTGCTCCATTGGGCTGTCGTAGCTTACACTATCGTGCACGCATCTAAAATCCACCCCATTAGGTATGAATACACGTTCAATTAAGTATATTCCATCGACCATGCTTCTTGATAATCGATCTAGTTTAAACGCTACAACACATTTTAATTTTTTCTTTGAGCAATCATTAATTAAGCGTTGCAATGCTGGACGATTCATATTCGAACCTGTGAAACCATCATCCTCGTACCAATCAGATATAATCAATTGATTTTTTCTGCAATAATTTTCAATATCTCTTTTCTGACTGTCTAATCCATTTCCCTCTTCGGCCTGTTTTTCTGTTGATACACGCAAATACGCAACACATTCCATGACTATTCCTCCTTTGTGTAGAAATGTGCCGCACATATCATGTTACGACACATTTTACACTACAATATTTTTGCGGTCAACCTAAGCATTCAATTATGATTTTAATAATTTCTTCTGGCAGTTCAATTTGTTCGATGTCAATTTCTTTCCCATCAATCGTAACAATTGCCATATGCTCACCTCTCATTTCACAAAATCAAAAATATTCATCTGTCCTTGTATTTCTTCTATTTCATCTTTTGTAAAAAATTTGCAGGCTGTCCAATTTGGATTCCAGTCAGCATCCAGTTCGTAATTTAAGCATTTGCATCTTTTAGCGTTTTTAAACATCGTGCATTCAAAGCATTGATGTTCATAGTTCGTACCGCCCGAACGCTTGTACATTTCGCTGATTCTTCTCATAGGCTGATGTCCTTCCATAATTCCGGGCATCTGGCAAAGTCATGCTCGCATTCTGTATATATGATGCATTTGTGACAATCATGCCTACCAATTTGCTTTGCGTATTGTCGTATTACTTTCCTACATATAAGCACCAGTTCTGGCGTGATATCTAACTTTTCGTCTTTGCCCTCCATGCTTTTCTCCTTTTCTTTGTTGCTGCATATTCAAATTTGCCTTCTTTTACGCAATCTCTTGGGTCACATCCTCGACTATGGCCGACCATAAAAATATAATCGCACGGTTGCATTTTCCCTGATGTGCCGTTTGATTTCGGATAGAATTTGCAGTCTGTGCATTGACGATTAGTCAAATTCTGAATTTCTTGTGGCGTCAATTTTCTCCACGGTTTACGCTTGTTTTCCATTTTCACCGCCTTGAATCTTTTTGATAAGTTCCTGTTTCATTGCATCCGCTATGTGTTCCCTGACTGATTCTTCAGGAAAGGGGATTTCCAATGATCGCTCTAAAATTCTGTTTGTAATGCGGTCATCATATTTCAATCGGGAAATAGGATAATTACTGGTAAAAATTGTGGTTTTCTTGTCCACATACCGACCATTGATGATTCCGTAGAATTTTTCATTAATCCAATCTTTCCCAGATTCCGCACCAAAATCGTCAATAATCAAAATATCCGCGTAAGTCAAATCACTAATCAGCTTATTCTCTGCGTTTTTTCCTCGTTCTCCCCATGTTGACTTTATCTCATCAAGAATTTTTAGGGATGTTGTGAATTTTACCGATTTCTGATGTTTTTCTATCATCTCATTTGCCATGCTACATACAAGCCTTGTCTTTCCAGAGCCTTTAGTATTTGAATATATGTACAGCCCAATTCCCTGTTCCTGCATCTGTTGGATATTTTCGATCCAATATTTAACAGCTTTTGCCGCCTGTATGAATATTTCCTTACTTTCTGGAAGTTGATACACGCTGCTTTTCATATTTGAAAATCTGCATTCTTTGTACATATCCGGCATTTCAGCAAATTGCAGCTGGTTCTGCATGATCATCTTCTTTCTGATTCCGCAATGGCATTCTTCACAATATGGAACGCCATTATCGTCCTTTGACCATATCCAACCAGAACCGCCACAATCAGGACAATCAGTCTGCAAATGGAGTATCTGAGATTTTGCTTCCTCCGCATTGATCGAATGGGATAAGCGGTTTGACATGCGCTTGAGCTGTTCTACCGGTTCCATGCTTGATGTCGCCTCCTTTTATAACATTGTAGTTTCCTTCCAAAACTTTTGTAAAATTATTCGGCTTTACGAACCAGTCAAATGTTATCATCCATCCGCGGTTATTCTCTCCTCGCAGAAAATCACTGTAGCGAACGTTGTTGATTGCACTAAGGACTTCATCAATTCCGTATTCACGGATCCGCCCTTTGAGTAACTGACATCTTTTTGATGATGGTTTAATATCGCGTATTGGATTGATGCCAACTTCCTGTAATTTGTTCCATTCTTCGATGACGCGTCGAACATCAGTCTGACAAATAGTATCTTTAGATACTATTAATTTATTATCTTTCTCTTTATCTATATCTATATCTTTATCTAAACCTATATCTTTCTCTGCGTGCGCCTTTGTTGCGTCTTTGTTGCGTCTTTGTTGCGTCTGACGGTTTGAACGCTCTATTAATTTGGTATCGTCAATAACATTTCCGCTTGCTAATGAATAGCTTCCATTCTCTTTTAAAAGCAACATCCTCTTTTCGTCAATATATGAAGTTTCCGTGTATCTATCTCTTGACAATGTGTTATGCATTCGCCAGTGTTTGATTACTATTACACCGTCTTCAAACGTAAGAACAAACCTTTTTGCAATCAATAATCGCAGATCATCTTCGCTTGCTCCTGTGATTTTCATTATCCTTTTTGGGTTTCCAATAAATCCATCATCGTCAGCCCTCATATTCAAATGGAAATATAAGCATTGCGTTGTTGCCGGCATATCCAAAAATGCGTCACTGTCAACAATTTTCATCGTAAACATTCGTTTCTGTGCCAATTCTAAAATTCCTTTCTCCAATTCCTGGTTTTTCAAAAGTGTTTATTTTAATTTAACTTCCATTCCATTGATTTTCAGTTCTCCATTTACCGGAATTACAAGAGATGGAACACCGTTTATTTCTTTCAGTTCAATCAGAGCAATTTTATCTGGCTGGATGCAGATTGTTGCATCTGGTGTTACAATTTTTGCAGTTTTTGAATTATGAATATTGTCAAGAGCAACGGGTTCATTGCTGAAATACATTTCCCAGTTTTCTTTGAAATCCGACAACTTCTCGTCTGGAGCTCCGCAATATCCAAAAATCTGTTCCATTTCATCACATGACACGGTTACCATCTCCGGGCTGTCTTTCTTCTGTTCTCTTACTTCCTGCAAAGATTCAACCAGACTTTCCGCGAAATTGAATGTTGTATTTCCTTCGAAATTGTCCATAATAAAATCTGAAAAGACATTGATCTCGTTGCCGGGTATACGGGGAATTGGTGCGCCAAGAACGTTTTCAATGAAGTCGGGATGAATATTCTTTATGTTTTTGTTGAAATACAAGGTTTCATGAATATCAGTGCTTCTGTCATTGAATACAGGGAATAAGAATCCTGTTTCTGGCCTTGAGACTACCCAATCACGAATTCTGTCTTTGATGTTATTTTCAGCCACATCATAGCTAAGCCCAGCCTTTGAAAGATTTACTGGACAAATGCTGCAGAGAATGTGGTCATAGATCTCATCGGATGCATCAAACATTTCCTGACCATCGGAAGATTTACCAGGAATGTCATACGCAGCGTGGATCAGGATTATATAATAATTCTCACCGTAATCATAATTTTCAATGATTTTGTCGTAGAATTCGTCCAAAAGTTCATCATTTTTAAGCTTACTTGCTCTGATCCGCATAAGAAATTCCTGTGTTCCACCCTCTTTTTCCTGTGATAATGGAAAATCAAGGTTTATAAGGTTTTTTCCAAGTCTGCCAGAAATGGTTTTCTTGAAAATGTCAAAATACTTAAACATTTCTTCCTCTGGAAGAGACAGGAATGCTTCTTTAATTTTGGTTTTCTTATTCTTTTCTGCGTCTACATAACAACCGCAAATGCGTGTGATTGTGCAATTGGCTGGAGTAAACTGTTTCTTAATTTCTGCGATTTCTTTCTTATTCATTCTTTTCCATCCTTTCTGCTTCTCTCGCTTGTTTCTTCTCAATCCACTTATTAATTTTATCTTCGGAAATCATATACATTTGCTTTAGCATTTCGATGCAGATTAACACATCTGCAATTTCTTTTATCATGTTATCACGGTCGATTTTCCACGTTTTTCCTTACTGATTGTTTGTATAAGTTCCGCACATTCCTCCATGCAGACGGTTGCCTGAATTTCTTCTCCGTAATGGTCAACGCTTCTAGCAATAACGCTTTCGTCAATGTTATATGTCATTTTCTTCGCTCCAATCCAGTTTCTGCCCACACCTAGTACAGTATTTACCAACAATATCTATGTTGTAATTACAATTTGGGCAGTTACCGTAAGCACCAACTTTTATTTTTTTACCTATCCCGAAGTCCATGTATATTTCACATAAGTTGTCTACTTTCTTCGGAATCTGCTTTTCAAGCGCCTTAATAGCTTTTTGTCTAGTTTCTAAATCAACCATAACTAATCCGTCTGGAAGTTCTGGGGCTTTCAGTTTTTTAATTACTTCTTTCGTGTCCATAAAATCCCTCCTGTTTGTGATTCTTTGAACGATTCCGTATCAATATAAAGTTTTTTACGTTTGCCACATTTCTTACATTTAAGGCCCAACTCTCCTGAGTTCGGCCAGCAAAAATCAAATTCATATACATGCGGCTTGCAGAGGCATTTGATTTTGCAACCATTCTTTCGCCATCTGTTGAATTTATTGATTATTTCGCAGAATAATCCGTAAATAATAACAGCAACTACGCATATTCCCACTATCATAAAAATTTCTTTTATCACTTCAATCATTCTTCTTCATCTCCTCCAACTGTTTTACTGCTTTTCTATAATCTCTATTCGCAGACCGGAACATCATCAAAAGTATTTCAGACACAGGCCTTGTCCGATTTCTTCGCTTTGCTTTTTTGATGCATGCAAGCTCATTGCCTTCTGCAATATATATCCCTACATCGTGTGGAATTTCTAAAGATATTATCGCACATACTGTTCCCGGCAGAACTAGATAATTATAATCTCCAATAAAATTCAATCCATGACCAGAGTGAAAGTCTTCAACAGATGACTTGATTTCATAGCAATAACAATCGCCTTTTTCTATCCCGGACACGCTATTATTCACCGGCACGAACCGCATATAATCCACCCTTACCGCATGATCTGTCGAATAATCGAATGTCACTTCTTTCGCCCAATAAATACGTGGATCATTGTGAGGATTTATTTTCTTTTCAAGCATGGCTGATAATTCTGCTGTAATCTCAGGTCTTGTCATTTTGAACCTCCTCCAACTTCTTCTCTATCGGATTAATAATCTCTTCCAATACCTGCTGCTCATAATTTTCTTTCCAGATTTTTTCTCTTTTCCAAAATTGGATTTTCATAATCTCATTTATTAAATTAATACACGCTATTGCTTCTAGCATTCCCCAACATCCATCACAGGCTCTTTCATTGCACCAGTTTACAAATTCTTTAAATTTCATTTTTGAGTTCCTCCAACTTCTTCTCAGCTTCTTTACGGGTGAGGAATACCAAAACATTCAATTCTCCAAGACATTCATCCTCGTTCGTCCATAAAAACCATTTACCGCCTTTGTCATATTCAAGTCCGCTTACCACATTTTCCCGAATGTCCATTCCGCATATATCCCATACAGTTGTGCCGATAGGACACGGCAATCTCACAAGCAAGCCCTGTTCTTCTGCTTCTTTGTAAGACTTTAATTCTTCAAGCCACTCCGCAAGTTTTTCGTGCTGTTCTGCACATTCCATACAATTAGCCTTCATATAATTTTCTACAGAATCATTTGAGTCAAATTTTTCTGCGTCATTATAATTCATATCTGCTACTTCTTTTGCGTGTTTAATAGCATCTTCAAGTGTTAATCTCTCCATCTACTTCACCTCTTTCAACTTCTCTACCGCCAACTTCAGCGATTCTACAAATTCATCATTTACTACTGCGCGATCTGGATTCTCGATAAACTTTTCAATATCTTCAATTGCTTTCTATTCGGGTATAGGAACTGTCCCTTTTCCTACTTTTGCAATTTCAAGAAGTTCATCTATATTATTTTCCCAATTACGTGTATTGCACAAATCCGTGTTGCACTTATTATTCCTGTTGTCCAACACACATCCTATACATTCACGTTCGCAACAATTGCTTACATCTGCAATCCGTTCAGCAAACTCTCTTGCAGACATTTCTTTTGTTCCGAGGAGTTCTGATGCCTCATAGAAAGCAAAGTCTGATCTGACACTTGCCGCATAAGTTATATCATATTCATAAAATCTTAAAATGTCTGGAAAATATTGTGCTTGTAATGGCTCGCAATAGTCTTTTAAATACCAACGAAATCCCTGTTTCTCAGCTTCTTTGAGAAGCATTTCGTTTTCTTCTTTTGTCCTGACCAGAACACATGTATTTTTTAAGTCAATCATCTGCGTTTCCTCCTGTAATCTCATCAATACAATCGTTCCAACCGATCTTATAGCTCGGTAGTTTGCCTCCCGCTTTGAAATACTCGCCGTTATAAAGCCCAGTTACTTTCATTTTCTCCGGCAATGGCTTCAATGGACACCAATCAGGTCTTGATTTGCTTTCACAATCATAATGTTCTTCTGTCATCAGAATTACATCATAATCTAAACAGTCAGCTAATTCACACAAACCCTCATATTCAAGATCACTACAGTATCCAGTTCCAAATGGACAATCATAACAATTTGTTGGTGTATCCAACACTAATACTGATTTACTCATCTGACTCCTCCTGCAATAATTCTGGATTGTCGAAAATGTTTCCAACTACTTCCATTTCGCATCTGTCGATATAATATTCTGTCAATGGCATTGGCCAGCAGAATGGTTCGCATCTGCTGATTGCATCTGTCGGAACAACCTCATAATGCCATCCGACAACTTTGTCTACTATGGAGCCGGTTTCAATATTTCTTACACCAAATTCTCCAAATAGCACTTTTACAAGGTCTTTTGGGTTTCCATGGCACATCAAAATGTCATTCTTCCAAATTTTATTACCGTTCTTGTCGCAAAATCCTGCGAACCGGCAGAGTGTTTCTGGATCAATAGGTGGTGCGTATAAAACACCTGATTCAACTGGTTGAATTCGATATTCAAATAAGTTTGACCGTGAATGGTCTATTACCAAACACCCCTCAACCCATTCGCCATTATCAATCCGCTTTCCTTTGCAAAGAATTTCTCTCATTCAACTCCACCGCCTTTCACGATTTCGATTGCCCTGCTCAATCCAGCATTGTATCCTTGATGCACATCAGATAAAATACATTCTGATTCAATGAATTTATCTCTTTCCAATTCGCTAATAGCCTTATCCGCATCAAAAGCTGTCGGCTGATTATCAATCAACATTTGTGCCGCATTTCTTGTGTCTTGTGCAAATTCACTTGCACCAACAAAAACTTCGTTAAAATCGATCTTATCTGCATCAATCAGTCTGCTCATATTCTATTCTCCTAACTGTTTTAAAATTTCTTTTGCAATTTTATTACTTTCCTGCATGGAAACTCCCCATCCATTATATTTTCTGTGGCATTCATCACAGTTCCATTCACCATTATCGCTTTCTTTAATTTCGCTATTGAATCTGCAATTATCGCAATACATATGATCAAGAGTGCTATAAATGATGCTTGCAATATCGTCTTGTTTGCTATTAGCATCGTCTACGTGTTTCTGCTTAGTTAAATATTCAAACGCTCTCAGCTCATTTTTCCCGACCCATTTAATCCATGCACCGCAATCCCCGCAATACAATCCCGTATTATTCCCAACTTTCTTGACAAAAAGGTTTTTACTATTGCACTTTGGACATTTATATTCTTTCATTTATTTTTCCTCCCATACTCCCAACAACCGCATCCTCTCATACAGTACAGCGACGGTCTTGCGTCTGTATCCATAAAAGTCTTTCGGATTCATCGGGATATATCTTTCTTTGCTGATTTTCCTGTAGCTTTTCCGGTGTAGGATATTCTCGATAACCATATCCGCTATCACCGTGTTCTTCGGGCAAGCTGACAAGGCAGCACCGGAAAGCAGGTATCCGTACTCTTCCGGGAAGTCTTTCAGCATCGTATTCAGTTTTTCTATGTCCTCTGCCGGAATACCGTAGTCTTTCAACTTTTTATTCCTTGTCAGCATACCGTTCTCCTTTCTAATCGTCTGGGTGGTGTTTGTCGTACAGTATGGCGAGTATAATCACTCCCCATGCACCGACATTAGCTCCAATAAACGCTCCGCATAAAAACGCGATCATGGTCAGTCCTCCTTATATGGTTCTGGAAGTGGCATCCAGGCAATAACACAGTCTTCATCATCCCATTTTTCATTTTCGATACCGCACATTCCCGTGAATGGTTCTTCCTGTCCGACAAGCTCTCCGTCTAAAGTAGTGATATATGTTCCGTCTTTCGGTAATCTATCACTGACTGGAATCCAACCATTTTCTTTCTCGTCCTGTTCCAGATCAGCCAGAAGCTGCTCAATCATATCTTGAATAACTTTGACATGCACCCCAGCGTATTTGTAGCAGTCCGAATATTTATCCGCGTACTGTATTAATCTGTCTTTGATATGTATCATATTATCTCATCCTTTCTCAATGTCCGCTTCTTACCATGCAAAACAGCAGTTCTGTCATGGATCTTTTTCTTGATCCATTGTGTTTACACTTTATAGCAACCGATAATTTCCATTTTTCCACATCTCCATCTAGTGGTGTTGGGTTTTCGAATTCTTCGGCAACCTCTCTCTGATACGGAACTGCAACCATTACTCCCATGTTACCTATTTCCGCGTAACATTCCGGAAAATTCTCACGTATATGTTGGGCGAATTTTCCATTTTTTAAATCAGGTAAAATCTTTTTGTAGCACTCCATTGTTGTTACAAGGTAGTTTTTTTCTCCAATAAAATTTAATCCATTTCCGCTGTAAATATCCTCTTTGCAGCTTTTGATTTCATAGCATGTAAATATTCCTTTTTCGATTGCTGAGATAGAACACTGGTTTTCCGTAATAAACTGCATGTAATCTACTCTTCTTGGCTTTCCTGCTGCGTAGCCATAATCAAGGCTTACTTCTCTAGCCCAGTATTTACCTGGGCCAGAAAAACAGCTTTTTTCCAGCAATTGACTAAGAAATTTTGTTGTTTCAGATCTTTTCATACTTCCGCCTCACTATCCTCTGGCATCTGAAAGACCATTTCCTTCATAAGTGCTTCTCCAATAGCTTTAGCCAAAAGTTCATTCTCTTTTGATGCTGATGCTTCTGCGAACATCTTTCCGATATTCGGAACTACCATTGGAATTAACGTCGCATTTGCATAGGCTTCCTGAATCATATCCAGTACTTTCATAGCTTTTGCTTTGTTAGAATAATGACCCAATAAAATATATTCGTCTTCTCCTGGATTCATCTGGCTCCAACAAATGATTTCTTTACCATTGATATTGTTGATGTTTATAACAATATTCTCAAACTTTACCAGAGACATCTTATTCTGACTTCTGATTAACATTTTGCGTCCTCCTTATCCTCATAATTCATTACAATTGTAATTACCTGCACCAGAACTTTCTGAATCTGGTCGTAAATGTGATGATTGTCAGTTCCGAAATGAGAGTCCAGTTTTGCATCTTCCTTGCCTTTCTTGTAGCAATCTTCCATAAATTCAAAACTGTATATATCATCTTCCTTAATAATTTCACCATTATTTCTCCATTCGGCAATCATCGCTTCTTCAACCAGTGAATTTACAACCTTATCTGAATCCTCATTACCGTTCAGGCATTCTACGCAACGGTCAATAAATCCTAACTTGTCAGCGTACATATACGCTTTTGCTGTTCCAGATGTATACTCTCTGAATGCCTGCTCAACCTGCTCTTTGAAGTCCTCTGGCAGATTGAAAATATCCACTTCCAGTCCTCTTGGAAGATTTATTGTGTACTTTCTCATTCCGTACCCTCCTGTTTCTTAAAATCCATCTTCAAATCATAAACGAACTGGCAAAGTTTCTCTGCTACCTCATCTGCGTTTTCTACATTTGCAAGCTGTCTAACATACTGCTTACCGCAGATAACACAAGCCAACTTTCTGATTGTTTCCCAGACCTGCCATGAGATAATGGAAGAATCAAAAGCATCCGTCATTAGAGAGCCTCTTCCGCTTCCTTTCTCATCTCTGAACCACTTTTCTCTTGGTGTCTTTAATGTGGTTGCAACGTCTTCTCTGGTAAGGCAACCTTTGTATTTTTCGTCAATGCGCTTTTCAAGTTCGTCCAAAAGTTCTTTCTTTTCCTGTTCTGTCACTACATCCTCACTTTCCCCATGTAAGCAACTACATGGTTAATCAACAAAACTCCATCTGTCCATCATCAATAAACTTCTTTTTCTTCCGGCTTAATGTATCGCCCTGCTGTTTCAATCTATCTACACGGGCTTTCTGGTTAAAGTTCGCCATATAATCATCGTCAACTTCTGGCGGTACTTTTAGAAAGTATTCTTCTGGAAGTGGAAGATTATGTTCCTCGCAACAATTTGCAATCTCATTTCTGTATGAAAGAATATGGTTTCTGGTTAGATTCATATTGCATCCATCTGTCCAGAACGGATCATTACAGCCATTTTCGTTGATGTGTTCCCAGATAGCACGCTCATGTAATAGGCCTTCTCTTAACAGCTCTAATTCCTGTTCCGGTGTTTTCTGCTTCATTTTCCCTCTCCTTTCGCTCATGTAAACAACTGACACGCTATTAATTTAGATTTACGTTCATTTTTCTTGCCATGGCTTCTATAACTGTCACTGTTACGCCGTTTCCTGCCTGTTTGTATAACTGGCTGTCGGAATTTACGAACTGCGCTTTTTCAAAATAATCATCGGACCAACCTTGCAGCCGAAAACATTCTTTCGGTGTCAGCTTTCTGATTGCTATGTAACACTGATATTTTTCATACCAGACTGCATATACAATTAACTCATCAGAAACTTTCACAAATATGCCTTGATTGCAGCTTGTATCTAGCGTATTGGCAACTTCTTTTCCGCATTCTGTGCGAACGTTACGCAATACTCCGAGCGGATCAATTGCAACCCCGTGTCTATCCTGAGATGTTAATGTGAACATTGGCTCTCCATCATCTTTAAACCGTCTGCCATTCTGACGTTTTTCTACGCGATCTGGAGTGAGAACTGGAATTGCAATCTTATTCCCCTCGCCTTTGTTTGTTGTTAAAGTTGGATTTAATCCGTTAGAATCATACACGTTCCCATTCATTCCTTTCCCTGACGGATTCACATTACATACAACTCCAACACTTCTAGGTTCTTTGTAATCTCTACTTGTTAGCGTAGGACAGATATTTTCATATACTCTTACTTTTCCATCTTGACCAATATAACTTGTATCAAATAATATGGATACTTTGGGTTCTGTGTTTCCTCCCGGCTTCGTACTGATTGTTGGTGCCAACCCATCGTCACTATAAACTCTGTCTCGCTGTGAATTTCTACCATTAAGACAACCAAAAAGATTTAACGAAACACTATTTTTTCCGTCTGCTCCTTCGACAGGAAATACTTCTGCGGAGCTTCTACCTCTAAGATGTCCGATAATAAAACATCTTTCCCGGTTCTGTGGCACTCCGAAATCTTTGGAGTTGAGCACCTGCCATTCTGCATCATACCCCCCCCTGCTCCATTTCAATGAGCAATCGGGCGAAATCCCATCCTCCATTAACACTAAGCAGATTTTTAACGTTCTCAATGAAAAGGTAAGCGGGTTTATCTTCTTCTTTGAGTTGTCCGATAAGGTACATAACTCTGAAAAACAGGCTTGAGCGGTTTCCTTGAAATCCGGCTTGCTTTCCTGCAACGGATATGTCTTGGCAAGGGAATCCGAAGCACCAGCAGTCGGCTTTTGGAATGTCTCCGGCATACACTCTTCTAATGTCATTTGCGTACCATTCTCCATTTCTGTATTCCTCCTTTAATATTTCTTTCTGTCTTTTCTTGATAGGAATATCTTTCAATGCCTTTCGCTGCTCATCTGTCAGTAAGTGCATTGAGATGTAACTCGCAGTAGCAAATTTATCAAATTCGCAAAAACCAACGCATTCATGCCCCGCTAATTCCATTCCCCTGCGAAATCCTCCGATTCCTGCGAAAAAATCTATAAATTTCATTTTAAACTCCCATCTTCTTAACCAGATTCTTATTCAATCCCTCTTAACATCAAGCTTAATTTGCTGTAACAAGGGCAAATTCTTGTATGATCGAAAATATCTTCCAGTAAAACGCAATGCGGAAAAAGCTGTTTTACCTCATAGATATGCTCTTTTTCTTCCCCACCACATTCTACGTATTTGATTCTTTTGTCAACATACAAATCAAACGTTTTACTTATATATGCTTTAAGCCCATATATGTTCACTTTGCTCATTTTTGTGCACCAATCCTTCCTTAAAAGCCACTATTGCAGCTTCCTTACTGTGATGTGTTTTTGTAATGGTTTTACATTCTGTGCATTCGCACCAATATAAATCTCCTCCGCAATGCCGGTTATAATCTGCGAAAACATGAAAACGATTCCCGCATTTAGGGCAAATCCTACTTTTACCATTTTCAACATTAATTCCCATTCTTTCATTAAACATCGAACATTTCCTCATCTTCATCGTCAGAATCGAAGTCTGACGTTTCTTCGTAATCAACTGATTTATTTCTCGACATATTCTTGCCACGTTCCACCAGTTCCGCTCTCTGTTCTTCTGTTAATTCTCTTGGTGCTCGTAATTTCACGTATTTAACTGGAACATGGGCAAATATGGAACCATCTTTGTTTGTGGCTAGAACCTTCACATCTTCTGGATGCTGTTCTGCAAGCTTCAGGACTCTTCCTTTCATCTTACTGCCGTTATGCGCTGATACTTCTGCGTACTCACCACCGCGAATCCACGCAATGCTGCATTCATTGCAATTTTCTGCCATGATTAGTCCTCACTTTCTCCAAATCCAAATTCTTTATTTATATTTATGGAATCAAATTCAAGTTTAATTCCCATTGTTTCTTTTGCTTCCTGGTATGCTTTTTCAATTCCAACTTCTTCAATGTGTTCTTTGGCAGAGTTTAGGTTTTCTAAGAATCTCTGATTGGATTTTGTAAATCCCCATGTTTTCTTAATTGCGAACAAACTGATAAGAACATTTGCAACTGCGATATAGTCCTCTGCTTTCCACAGCTTTTTTTGTGATTCTGAAATAAGTTTTTCCGATATTTCCTTGCGCATTTCATCTTCACGTTGCATCAGATACAGTTTTAAGGACTCAACTCTTGCACCTGTCACCTTTGAAATTTGTTCCAGACTGAAATTGCTGAAATTGTACGGTGCATTTATGTGTGTTTTCTCAGATGCTTTCTGCTGTCTTCTTCTCTCTGCCCTGTTCATGCTCTCACCAATCCTTTCAGCATTTCTGAAATATCATCAGCGGTCATATCGCCATTCCATTGTTCATTCTCGAAAACACTGTATATTCTCATACTTCTTCCACCTTCTGATATTCATATCCAACAAGGCGGAACGCTCGCGGAGTATTCGGATGTGCAGTAGCAATCAATCCATCAAGTTCAAGTTGTCTCATATGTCGTTGTACAGTTGCTTTTGATATGCCAAGGCTTTCGGCAATTTCTTTAAATGACGGTGCGTATCCATATTTTGTAAAATATCTGATAAGAAACAGATAAATTTCTTTTCTGTTCTCTTGTCCCTAGAGATACTTTCTTTCGGTGTTATATTTACTTACCATAGTTACCTCATTTCTTTTAACCTCTGTGTTCAGATCGCGTTCATATGCCAAGGAAGTTGCATGAATCAATCCAAACCCAGAGGGCGTGCACATATTTAGTTGTAATTATTTGGGATTTTGTCTGCCAGAACCGGCTGCTTTATCATTTGTAAGATTCTTCATCAAGAAGATTGTTGAATTTTTCAAGTGCCTTTATAGACACCTTGTTGTTTGATTTCTCTGGTTTGATTGATACATCTAAGTGAGTATCAATGATATGTTTCAATTCTCTTGCAAGGGCAATTTTGCCTTGCTTCAATCCATCGCGGTAACCTTTTGCTGGTCGGTAATCAGCGATCTTTTCTTTCCCTTCATCCTGTCCGCCAGCTGTCTTGTTTTTTATAATCCATCCGGCATCAATCACTCTTTGAATGTACTCTCTTTCTTTCTCGTCAAGTTCATCAATCGGGCAATGAAAGAAATCAATCTTATAACCGCTCTTATTGCTTTCTGAATACAACCCATGAGCTTTCATAGAAAGGTCAATATGTTGCTCGTATCCAGTCATATGTTGTGCTAGCCTGGTTAATATTCCTTTCGACTGTCCTACGTACCCGTGGGTTTCCGTTCGCCACAACATGTATATCCCGGCTCCATCATCCAATTTGGGATTGACTTTTAAAAGTCTTTTCTTATTGCTTGCTTCGATAGCCTTGGCCTGACGAAATTTTTTATAATCCACTAGGCATCACTCCTTAATTAAACGGAAGTTCATCATCCATAATTGACGGCATATCCATGAATCCACTTGTGTCCTGTTCTGGACTTGGAACTGGTGGCTGCGACTGTTCTTCTGGCTGGCTCTTCTTGCTCTCCACAAACTCATGTGTTTCCACAAGGCAATCATTTGTGTAGACTTTCTTTCCGTCCTTGTCAGTGTAATTTCCAGTCTGCCAAGTTCCGATAACTGCAATCTTAATGCCTTTATGCAAGTACTTTTCGGCAAACTCACCATTCTTTCCAAGTGCAACGCAATTTATGAAGTCTGATGTGCGTTCATTATTTTTGCGATACTGTCTCTCAACTGCAAGTATGTATCTGGCGATCTTGGTATCATTTGTTCCCGTTCGGATGTCTGGATCTTTAATCAAACGTCCGATCAAAATTACTTTATTCATGTTTGTTCTCCTTGTACGGTTTTGGCATAGCTGGCAAAGGCATCCATGCAATTACTTTCAATTTTTCGAAACCGTCTGTAAAATATTCTCCATTCCACATTGCTCTGAATGGAATTGTTTCTTTTTCGGTAGCAATCAAATATATGTCTCCTTTAAAATTATGATTAGGTTTTGGTTCCGGCGGCAGTTTCACGTCTACTGGAATCCACATATCCGATAAGCTATAGGAATTAATCAGTTTCTCAACCTTTTCGATTGCATCATTCCACCCCTTGTTGTACCGACAGAATAACGGGTCAACATCTTCTGGATTACTGTGAACTGACGGCTTCTTTAATTTTTTAAGTGATTCTAAAAAATGTTCCATGTATCTTCCTCCTCATAGTCGTTACAGTAAAGTGAACCGTAATCCCACGCCAACGTACAGCAATTACGGAATCTACATTTGCTACAGTCTGCCATCTCCATAAAAATTCCTCCTTTCAGAACGGGCACAAATTCAAGTCAACTTCTAATCCAGCCCGTCCGATCTGAACCAGAACATTGTCTCCTGCGACTTCCTGTATTTCTTTCTGTATTTTACAGGCATCAGATGAATCCCCACTTAAATGTACAAGTGTTACCGTCCGAAGTGATTCTGTGCGATTTTCCTTAATGAATTGCTTACAAGTTGATAAAGAGCAATGCCCAGTGATCTGGTGCTCCCACTTCGAGTTGTTTCTGTCTATCAGCTCCTCGCAGTAATTACAACCAATAACCAAATGATTAAGTTCCATTGATTTGAATTTGTACCGGCAATGCTCAAAGTCTGTCAGGTAAAGAAGCTTTCCCATTTCCTCATGTTCCACTAGATACCCGAAGTTCGGACACGGCTCTTTATTTGCAGATGTATGTGGCAGGCTGAACGGAACTGCGCTGAACGAGTCGATTTTGAAGTATTTCTTTTTAGCAACAGCTTTTATAGTTCCGTCCGTTATGCCTAAATTTTTGATTGTTTCTGCTCCGGTATAGACCGTGATTCCAGCGTTCATGATTTCACGAACAGTTTTGTTGTGATTGCCAGTGTGATCTCCGTGTTCATGGGAGAGAAGTACGCCAGAAACATTGCTTATCTGGTAGTCAATCCCTCTAAGGATTTTCTTGTAGTTGCATCCGCAGTCAAGAAGAACAATCTCGCCTGTACTTGACTGCAAAGCGTAGCAATTTCCTTTGGTACTTCCTGTTGAAATAACTCGTATGAACAAATGGCATCACCTCGCTTTCTATGCACTTCATTTAAGTATCTAAGATATCATCAGCTTCACCTATGGATTTCTCTAAATCGGAATAGGCATATGGAATGTCCTTTCCTCTATTTAGGCTCTCTAATTCCGCATAACTTACTTTGCACATGCTATCTCGCATTAATTTGAGCTGTTTCAACGGAAGTTCAATGGTTATTATCTGTTCCCAGTCTTTCTTGCTGTCTACTCTCTTCATACTTCATCGCTCTTTCCCAGAACCCCATAACTTTGTAAAATATCTTGGCAACTCTTAATCAATAAATATTTTTCAGATGACTCAAATTTTATTCCGGCTTCTCTAAAACCTGATTTCAAATCATCACTGTCTGCTATTGCCAAGCATAATCTAACAATATCTAATTCCTTTAAAGTCATCTCAATTCTGATGCTTTGGTTTAAGTCTGTTTCTTTTATTTCTCTCATACTTCATCATCCTCCGGGAATCTAAACACAATGTTTGCCGGTTCGAATTTCATATCTGGACTGTTAACCATGGTTTTGATGATTCCAAAACCTCTTGCAGCCATTTTTATGCATTCCTCGTAATCGTCATCGCTCATTTCAACGTTTTGCGCAAAAAACATTCCTGCATACACTTTATGCAACGCTTTCATAGCTTTTTGGGCTTTTTCATTTGTCGAATAACGAGCCATAATTGTTCCTTTTTCACCAACTATCGGCACATATGCTATTATGATATTTCCTATTCTACTTAATGCTGCAATTTCATAAGGAACATCAAATTCCCCGTTCTGACTTACTAATCTCATTTCATTCTCCTTTCAATTTCTAAATCCATACTATGACATAGTTTGGTGCAATTTCCATGAAGCATATGATTCTTGCATGCTCCGTATTTTTCATGAAATTTTTCTATCGACATCTTCCCGTCATTCATTGCCCGTACCCATCTTCGGATTTTTCTTTGTGTCTTTCTTTTTTTGTCCCCGCGCAACTTTCGGATATATTTTCCTTTATCAGTCACGTAATGATGAAAGCCCAGATAACACAAGCCCATGCGAAACGGTACAATTTGTGATTTAGGGTTTAGTTCCAATCTAAGGCTTTCAACCATCTTTTGGATTGCCTCAAGAATTTCTCTGGCATCTTCTTTCGTTTTACAAATCACATAAAAATCATCGTTGTATCGTCCGTAATATGGATTTCCAAATTCAATCGTTATCATCTGATCCAGTGAATGTAAAAGCAACAATGCGTACTTCTGATTTACCTGATTTCCTAATGGAAGCCCGGGATTGCCTGTACTGTCAATAAACAAATGGTTCAACCAGACTGTAAAATCATCATCAAAGTAATAATCCAAAACATCTTTCATGATTTCATGGTCTATGCAATAAAAGTATTTGTGAATATCACATTTTACAATCCAACTATTCATTCCATTTCTTTTATAGAAATCCAACATTTGATTTCTTAACCCGTCCATTGCCATGTGTTGTCCTTTTCCTTGCTGTCCGGCAGTGTTCCATTTAATCAGGATATTTTCAAGTTTCGGTGTCAGAATGTAATCAGAAAAGCATCTCTGCACTACTTTGTCCTTAAATGCACATGATTCTATCGTGCGCTCTTTTGGCTCATGAATTTGAAATTTATTATACGGATTTATGGTATACGTTTGGCTTTCCAATTGTTCCTTCAAGAGATGAATGCCTTCAAGAGACAAATTAGAAAATCTTGCAGTACCTGAATTAAATTTCTTACCGCTCTTAACCTTCTTGTAAGAACGATATAAATTTTCAAAATTTGTAACAATTTCTTTTTCCATTTATTTTGTTCCTTTGTATTTATCCGTTGCGGAAAGGTTATGCATTTGCTTGTATCTTTACTGATTTCAGCTTTACGCTTACTCTGTCTGCCTGTGATGCAGGTTGGGCGAACACCATTTTCGTTGTTGTAATTGTTGTTGTTGATATTGCCCGAAGGGGAAACAATAGTATTCGCAGTGCATAACCTGTGAAAATTATCTTTTCCTGTCTTTTGTTCTCCATGAAATAGTCATATACTTTATATCTTTTACCATTTGCGACCATGCTTCCATTCCACCGGAATTGATAATTCCTAATTCATATGAAAGTTCTATAAAGTACATCAACTCATCACAATGAGTAATGGCTTTTGTTTGAAGTTCTAATCGTTCTCTTTTATAATCTTTCAGATCAGTTCGGTTGGCTTCAAATAGTGACTCATAAATTTCCAATGCTTTATTTTGCATTTTATCTACAAGTGAAAACCTGTATTTCTTCGGGTATCGTCTGGCATTACTCGTAACTATTAATGTATGCTTTGCAAGTTGCTTGGATTTTGCTATTACCTTTAAATCTTCATTCGCCATCAATCATCATTTCCTGATTCAAAGATTGAAGAAGAAAAGATGCAAACTGGGCGAACACCATTCTCGTTGCTGCAACCGTAGTTGCAGACACCGCCCGAAGGGGTAACAATGGCAATTGTTGTACTGTAATCATTTGCTGGTGTACTCCATGGAGTAAGCAGCCACCACCATTTATCCATATTTGGAAGGATTTTTCTGTATTTTCGGTATTCATCCACCGTCAAAATCGAAATCTTATCTTTACAATGTGCATATTCTGTCTGACCGTCCATAGAAAGTAAATCTCGATCAAACTCAATAACTGCATCTTCTCCAAGCTCGTCCGTAATTTTTTTAAGAAAACGAGTGTTTAACTCATTTCTCAGTTTACTTGAAATCCAGTTATTTGAAGCTGAATCAAATGTTCTTTCTTTTCCATCAAATCCATTCAAAATGGCAAAATATCCTTTTTCTGTCTTATCCAGAATCAGCCATTCCATACCAGCAAGTTCAATAGCTTTTCCGATTTCCGGCTTTCCGATGTGCTTTTTCTTGAATTCTGCGAACTCTTTACTTAATCTGGATAATTCATCATCAAAATATTTCAGATTTTTCTTCATAATCATTCCTCCACCTTAGATACAAAGATATTAGATTTTAAGATACAAACTGGGCGAACACCATTCTCGTTGATGCAATTGCTGCCGTTGAAATTGCCCGAAGGGGAAACAATGGTAATACTTTTTTTCCATCCACGTTCTTCCGTTGACCATGGCGATAATGTCCAATACCAGTCGTTCAGATCATTGTTCGGTGTAATATCTGTGTATTCTCGTGCTTCATCAAATGTAATTGGACGGATTTTACAATCAACAGTCCCCAATTTCTGTCCATCCGCAGTGATAATATCTGCTGTGTGTGTTTCGACATTTTCTGCCCCGAATTCTTCTTCGAAGTCTTTCAGAATTTCAGTGTCACACAGTTTCTTTACGTTTGATGTTTTGTAATCTGAGGTATCACCAAACTCTACATTTTCTTTCACCAGATCAAGCGAAATAATTTTTGTTGTATCTCCATACTGTTCCAGAACCTTGTATTTACGCTTTCCAGTGGTCTGAAAAACATCTCCACGTTTCAGCATTGATAGCGCAACCTTGTCAGCTTCTTCCTGCTTTTCCAGAAGTTCAACCAGTTCCTTTGCTTTCTGTAAAATTTCTTTATTGTTCATATCACATTTCCTCCTGTTTCATAAAATCCGGAATCTCTGGCTCGACAACTGCTGCCGGAACTGGTTCTTTCTCGGCTAGCTTAACGGCTTCTGCGACTGTCGGCTGTTTCGGCTGTTCCTCGATTGCCATTGGCTCTGGAATGAATTCCTCCTTGTTGGCATTCTGTTCGATTTCATAAGCAACTTCATGTTCAATAATGTCCTGTTTTGGAATTTCTTCTGTAGCTTCCTCAACTTCCTGCACGAAAACATCGCCATGAGTGTTTATGATCTGTTTTAAAGCACGATTGATAACGGTTTTCTTTGCCATCTGGTCAGTAAATTTCTGATGCGTTCCATTGCCATTTTCCTTGTAACCATAGCCCTGTGACCAAGCCTGCTTGATCTGCTTCATGTTCATTACTTCCAAATGCTTTGTTCCATTTTCCATCAGCACTACTGCATACGCTCCGAGAATCTTATCGTTGTCAATGTTCATAAAATCCTGCTCGTGGGAATCCAGAACCTTATTTCCATCTTCAATATGATATTTGAATTTATCTCCTTGGTAGATGATCTCTGCGTGAATATCTTTCATTCCGTATCTTCTGGCAATCGTCATATTTCCGAAATACGATCTCTGGAACTGGCACTGACCGGCATAACTAACGAAATATCCCTGTTTTTTCTGCACTGAAAGTCCAAGAGTTGCCATATTCATAAGGCTATTTGCAATGCTTGTGGATGTGCAAGATTCCAGAACCGGCTTATTATTTTTGTCTTTTGTTTCCTTGAGCACCAGATATGCTCCCATAAGTGCATTACTGAGATTGTAGTCCTTTGGAAAAGAAAGACCATATTTACATTTTTCTTCAAGCTGTTTTGTCAATCCGTCAATAAACTGATTGTTAATCACAACTGCTGCCTGCTGTTCTCCTACTGTTGCTAACTGTGTTTTGTTTGCCATTTTAATTCTCCTTTTCTTAATGATTTACTACTTTTGCATCATGAACGGAATTATATGTTATTCTTTTCACTCCAAACGGGCTTCCGGTCTTTACAAACCTGTGGTAATGTAAATCGCAGTATCCCCTTCCGTGGCATGGCTTATCGCATCCATTAACTGAACAAATATTTCTCTTCCTTGGATTTTCGTTCATGTATTTTTTTAAACTTTCTCCATTATTTAAAATTCCCGCACATTTTCGACTGCAAGTAATACTTTTTCGACGTTGAAATACTTCATACGTTTTTCCACAAACTACGCAAGTTTTAAACCTTTCGTCGTATGTCATTGGGACATGTACTTGTTTATTGGGATTTTCTTCTTTTACATCTTTGCCTTGCGCAAAGTACAGTTCACACCATTTGATAGCAGCTAATTTTTGTTCTCGATTATTGAAGTGCCACTTATTTACAGTTAAAAGATTGAACACCTTTCGGTCTGTTAAATATAGATTTTCTATCTCACAGTTAAGACTGTTACCGTCAAGAAATACTATTAGCTTCCCTTTTGGTATTTTTCCGTGGTACTTTTCCCAAACAACCTGCTGTTTCATTTTGTAATGCTGATGTTCGGGCACAGTCTTATCATTGTTTACTCTCACCATGATATACTTCCCGCTTATATGCTCTGATCCTATTTCTGGTGGTGGTAAATTTCTTTTAATTCTATTGTTTATACAGAAAGTTTCTATTTGTTTTCTAGTTTTTTTAATTTCAAATTTTTCGTTAAAAAGCATTGTAGTTTCTTCGTAAGAAAACTCCGAAAGTGTTTTTGTAAGAAATTCTCTTTGTTCTTCCGTAAAAGTGCAATTTTTACCTTTGGGATTTATAAATCCATGTCTTTTACATGTTGCATGAAGCAATCTGTAGTCTTTTGGAACTCCGAAAACATCTTCAAATTGTCTGCTAAGTTCTCTAAAACTACCGTTTTGGCAGTTACTTTCAAGCCATTTCAGTTGTTCTTTGGTGTATCCTCTCATCGCTATTTTTCACCAACTATCTTTGAAATAGTGCTTTCTTTGTTGAGTTTTCCCTCTGAAATCAGTTTATCTGTTCTCAAAACAACATCCGCATTATTAATCATCTGCTTGGCAAGTCTTGCAATCATGTCGGACTTCTCATTCTCTTTTTTTGTTTCCTCGTTCGACATATCCATTTTGTTTGTAAGTTCAATTCTTTCTCCAAGAATTTTCTGTAATTCATATAATGTCATATTTATACCTCACTCTTTCTTTAACTGTATTTCCTAAACTTCTGTTACTGTCATATCCCATCAATAACTTTCAAGAGTATTAATTGTGCACCTGTCTTAATCACAATAGCTTCTACTGCAAAACGGGCATCCTGTAATCAGATAATGTCCGGCACTTTCTACTGAAATACCATGTGTTTTCTTACCGTATCTGGTTCTTCCATTTTCGGAATAGATATTCTGATGGCAGTCCCAACAAATACCATTGTCCGGTGCAAAACGCGGATATTCATTCTTATCACAGAACTGTTCCTGTGCCTTGATAGCCTCTGAAATATTGTACGTCATGTTAGAATCCCTCCACTTTTAACTCGTTGTCAGATACTTTCAAGTAAATAACCTGCTGCTCCATCTTCGGAAAACGCTCTTCGTTCACGGATTCTGCATCGTCAATCCAAATCGGAAGTTTCAATCCGTTCAGTTCCTGCAATCCTGCCACAAGGTCAATGTTGCACAGAATCTGATCAGAGTGGTTCAGCCCGTTGAAGTAATCAATACCATCTACGATCATCCGGCAAACTTCCACCGGCTCACCGTCTTGCGTATAGTCCAAAAACTGAAACTGAAAGTGCTTGAAAAGTGGATTGATAGCTTCTGCAAGTGCCTGATTTTTTTTGATGGAAAATTCTTTCAACATGTCAAGTTTCTGCTGAATATCGGAATCTTCCTGACCTAACTCTTTCTGTTCTGTGTTCAGCTGTTCAAGTGTTTCTGTCTGTTTCTGAACTGCCTGTTTTGCCATCTCAATTTTTGTTTCGATTCCTGTAAGTTCCTTTTCAGCAGACATTCTTTCTGCCTGAACTGCTGCATTTTCCTCAGAATTATTAGTCAGTCCGTCAAGCTGTTCCTGTTTCTTCTGGATTTCTGCTACAACTGCCTGATACTCTTCATTTCCAGACATATCTGGATCTGCCGGAAGCTTCTCTAATTCCTGATTTTTCTGCGCAATCTCAGATGCCAGAGTGGAAATATTTTTCTTTGTCTGCTCAATCTGCGATTCGATGTCTTTGCGCTTTTCCTCAACTTCTTTTCTTCTGGCTACTTCGGAATTGCCTTCTTCTGTAATGTCTTTAAGTTTCTGCTGTTTGTCTGCTTTAAACTGCTCTTTTTTCGCAAACTCTGCATGGATTCTTTCCTGTTTCTTCTGTTCAAATTCAGTTTTAAGACGTTCAACCTGTTCCTCCGGAAGTGCCTGTCCGCAGGTCGGGCAAATAGCTGATTCAGGATCAAATTTTTCATTCTGTATTGCATTTAAAGCTGTTTCATCAAATGTGGACGCATACGTCTGTTTATATTTCTCCTGCAAAACCGTAATTCTCTGCTGAATTCGTTCTGGTTTCTCAGCGGTCGCAAGGAAATTTCCCAGAATTCGGAGATTTTCTTCTTCATGTTTCTGCTTGAATCGCCTGTCATTTAATAAGGAAACGATTTTTCTCTTTTCTTCCTGTAATGCTTCTGCTGCATTTGAAATGATCGCATCTCTGGATTTCTTGAGACCTGTAATCTCGTAGCAGAGCTCGTCATATGTTTTATTGGTTTCATTTAGCAGCTTTTCTTTTTCAAGAAGACCATTCAGTTTATCCAGCACGGCATTCTTCTTTTCTTCAAGAATGGTAAAATCTGGTGTTCCCTGTTTCTTTACGGTATCAATTTCAACCTTTTTGGCATCAATTTTCTTCTGGAAGTCTTTTTTGTCTCTATTGAGTTTTTTCACAACTTCCTCGACAGAATGATTCTTGATGATTTCCGAAACTTCTGGATTGTCCTGTAATACTTTATCCGCATTGAACCCTGCCATCTTTTCAAGCATTACTCTGGCACTTGCTGTTGATTTTCGAAGTTCATTAAGGAATACTCTGGCATTACTACACATCATAATGGTTTCTGAGTCTGATATTCCTTTTAAAAATTCCTTATACTTCGTCTGGTTGTAATCAAACCCATCAACCTGATATTTTGTGGTACTGGAAGATTTACCTTTCTTCGTTTCCTTACGGATCACGGTTTCCTCTCCATCAATCAGAAGTGTGAGTTCTCTTGATACGACACCCTCAACTTCTTCTCCGTCTTCTTTTCTTCTGACATTATTCGGAGATGTACCGTCTGCAAGCTTTCCGGTCAGTGTATCAAAATATGCGTCCATCAACGTTGTTTTACCCTGACGGTTCCTACCGGACACCATCGTTCGTGGTGCAAACTGGTATTCCGCTGCTTCAAATTTCTTATAGTTTTCAATGTTAACCTGTTTCAATTCTACTGTTTTCATGCTGTTTTATCCTCCACCCAATAAGCCGACACTTCATAGGCTATTTTCTTCTCGACCTGATCTCCGACTTTTTTGTTGTACTCTCTGCTCTGGATTCTTCCCTGTAAAATAATATGTGTGCCAGTTCCGCAGGTTCCCATGTATCTTGCATTTCTGCCCCAGCAGATGCATGGTATATAATCAGATATGCCGTATGATCTATTTACCGCCAGAAGTACATCTGCAATCTCTCTTCCATTAGGTGTTGTTCTGTATACTGGTTTCTTGCAAGTAAAACCATCCATAAGAATCTGATTAACTGGAAGTGCGTCTTTGTCCATGAATTTTGCTTCTCTTGCGAACACAAAAAGAAGCAATCTACTGCGATTTCCTTCGTGCTTATTGAATGATCTAAACTGCCCTTGAATTTCCATCATTTCTCCTGTATAGTTCTGATTCACATCAATGAGTCTCTCAGAAACTACAACCGGAAGAACATCTTTCGTTCCACTAAATCGTTCTACGCTAAGTTCGAATCGGTAAAATTTTTCACCATATACTTCATGGCTAAATTCAAATTCTGTTTTAATTTCTCCAACCAGTGTTACCTGATTGTTTTCCAAAAGCTTATTCAACTCCGTTTACCCACCTTTCTAGCTGCATAAAATAGGAAGGGATACCATTGAAGATACCATTGCACTTATGCAGAGCAGCTCAAGTACATCCATTTTCGTCATCCCCCAGAGCAATAATGCAATCGTGAAAAATGTTCCAACCTGTGCCATCACTCCGATAAAATACATTCTTTTTCTCATATCCCTCACTTCTTTCTTTTGGTTGCTGCTGCTGCAAGTAAAGCTACTGATAGTGCTACAACTGCGACTTCCAGACGTTTTGTTTTTGCCACCTGATCTGCGATGATTTCGCTTGCAAGACTCTGGTTTTTAGTTACGTTTTCGGTGTGTTTTGTGATTTTAGACATAAAAAATGCCCTCCTGGTATAAATTTTCTTTTCAAATACAGGAAGGTGTGCTATACTTATCCTGTATTTAACTTACCTCGATTAAGTTAGATACGTGCTTCGGTTGGTGTTCCTGCACCGCCGAGGCAACCTTAGTCTTATTTCGGAATGTAGCTGATACCCAAAATTAAAGCTACATCTTTTTTATCAATAAAATCTGAATTATCTGCGTTCAGCATTGCTTCGAGTGCCGCTACTCTCCCTGCCAGAAAAGCAAATTCCTCTTCGAGGGTTTCTGGTTCGTAAGTGTTTTTATTCATCCTTTGATTCTCCCAGTATTAAGTCCATAAGTTCCTTGACCAATTTATTATTTTCTTTAGCAAGCTCTTCTTCTGTCCAGAATCCAAGTTCTACCGCATATTTAATTCCTTCTTCGGCTTCATCTTTTGACATTCCTCTTTCCATGAAGAATTCTCGCGTTGTTCTTGCAATCATGGATAAATCAGTCATAATATCCGGGACATTTCCTTTAAAAGTAATTTCTCCTTTTTTATTGCATTTAATCATTCTCTTTTCCTCCTTCAAAAATCTTTCTCCCCAATATTAATTCCGCAAACGTTCTAAGCGTTTCTGTCCTTAATCTGTCAAGTTCTTCTTGTATTTTTTTCGTCTGTCCACAGCCCCATCTGAGCTGATTCAGAAACAAGTTCATCGGCTTTTTCCTTGGAATATCCTTCTTTCACAAGGAAAACTCTTAGTCCCCTGCATATCGCGGTTAATTCAGAAAGCAACTTATTTGCATCTTCTTCTAATTCAACTTTCCCGCCTTCACATTTGATCATTCTATTTTCCCTCCATTTCTCTTTTCAGTGTTTCGTACAGTTCCTTGTGAATCGGAGAATCTTCTGGAATCTCGCGAATTATTTCAATAATTTTGTCTTTTTTCTCCTGTAATGTCATATTCATAAACTCATTTATTTCTTCTTTTTTCATACTGACTTCCTTTCTGTGGTATAATCTCCCTCGAAGGGAGGTGTGTATTATGGATAAAGAACAAATAGTTCATGATTTAGCAATTACTTATGCAAAGTCTAAATTAAATGAATACGTTCTTGACAGAAGAGAAGCTCCATTGGCTGGAAATACTTCTATGTCAAATGACGAAATTCAATATTTAAAACGTGCATATGATTTTGCTATTCAGAATCTTTCGGATTAAACGCTCGTTTCCCGTATAAAGCGTTTTGAATTCCATCGGTAACGCATTCGGCAATTGTCTTCCCGTCAATATTTGCCGTGTACGTTACTTTTTTTGTTCTCGTAGGTGCAACTTCTTTTCGAATAGCTTTAAGCTCTTCTAAAATCTGTTTGAGTAATGCATTAGTTTCTTCCAACATATCATTCCTTTCTGTGGTATAATCTCCTATAGGAAGGAGGTGTGACCAATGGATATTAACCAAATTGCTCATGATCTGGCTGTTGCTAAATCTGTTAAAGATGGTTCTGACACCAAAGAAATCATTAAGTTGTACCACGAATACAACGAAGAATTTCTTAATATCCTGTCAAAAGAACCGATCAAACTAGCCAAGACAAATGCGATAAAACCGCCACACATTTAATCATCGGATGTGCTTTGTGTGATTGTGTCCACATAGAGCACATCATTTAAACAAATTTTCAGCAAATGGTTTTCTCCATTCTTATCAAATTCCAACATAATCATATCTGGATACATAGATGGTCTAACAAGATCACCATAAGAGCCGTCAATTTCAAACAAATCTCCGCTCTTTAATTTGATAATTGTTTTTTCTTTCATTATGCTTCCTCCTACATTCTTATCTGGGCATTTTCCTGCTCAATCATCAACAACGCTTAAGTCTTCCCTGACCGCAAATGGTTCAGTGACAAACACGCCAGATTCTTGAATGATGACATCAATCTCCACATGATTCTGGTTTACACATTTAATTACTGTTACTGGTTCTTTTTCCTCGTTTGTATGTGTGGCTTCTACATCTACGATTTTGAATCCTATAAGTGTTTGAAACACTTCGGTGTTATCTCCGTAGAACATTTTGCTTTCAATTCTGTTCATAATGCCCTCTCTTTCTTACAAGAAACTTCTCTGTGCATTCGTATCATCAATGCGATCTTTCAAGTACATCGGTAATTCATATTCATTTATGATTTTTATTGCCATATCACACTGGTTTCTCTTAATTGCCTTGTAAGTATTCACACCAAATTCTCTGCGAAGCTGTGAGTCAATGTCACTGTACACAAGCTGTCGTAATGAATTGTCTTTGTACGCCGGTGCATCTTTTCCACCCAGTATCGGAACTACTTTCTGGTTCTTTGCCTTTGTGATTTTCTGGCATTCCAGCGCAAGCAATGGCATATCTCTTTTGAACTCCTGCAAATCATCATTTACGGCTTCAATCTTTTCTTTAAGTTCGACATTTCCCTGAGCCAACAACTGAATCTGCTCTGCTGTGGTCATTGGTTTCTGATAAGAACCTGTCTTGCGGATTGCTGGAAGAACCTCGCTTGTTACCCAATGTTTGAATCTCTTAGCTGAATCGAGTTTGCTTCCAAAGATGAGAGCGTATAAGCCAGATTCGTTGATTACAACCTGATTTGGGTTACCTCTTTTTCCGTCGGAAATCACGACGGTATTCTTATCCTCTTCAGAAACATGTGTTGCAAGAGCATCTCTTGTATTGGAATATCCCAGTGCTTCTGCTACATCCTTCCCAACAAACCAAGGTTCATTGTTAATTGTTATTGTTCGGATATCTCCGAACTCTTCTGAATTAAAAATCTGTAATTCGTTCATGTGTCTCCTTTCTTAATCACTTTTTACTGTTGCGGGTTCTTTTTTACCGGATTCGCTTTCCTCTATATCAAGGATTGCTTTTCCATACCAGAGCATTTGATCTTGCTTTTTCTCTGGCAGATTATTAAAACGTTCTACCATTTTTTTGAACGCTTCTCGTCTATTATCTGTCATTCCTCTCGCCCCTTTCTATATCACTTATGTGATTATAATATATCACTAGTGTAATATTTTGTCAAGCGTAATATTACATTTTTGTTGACTTTTTATCACTCTAGTGATATTATAATATTGAAAGGAGGGATAAGCATTGGAAACAATAAATGAAAGAGTTTCGATTCTTCGTAAACAATTAGGAAAGAATCAGAAAGACTTCGCAGAGGCACTCGCAATTAAACAAGCGGCATTGTCCATGATTGAAAATGGTCAGCGTGATCTATCCGAAAAGAACATCAAACTAATATGTGCCAGTTACAAAGTCAATTACAACTGGCTCGTAAAGGGAATCGGAAACATGTTCCAAAGTGATGACGATGGCGATGCGCAGGCTATCGTTGATTCGGTAATGACCGGGGATAATGAATTTGCCAAGAAGATTCTTGTCAAGTTTGCGAAGCTCAGTGATGAACATTGGAAGCAACTCCAAGAAATCCTAACAGAATTGGAAAACAATTAAAAAAAGAAAGGCCAGAGAATAAAAAACTCTGGTCTTTTCTTATATTCTGCTTTGTTGTTTTGATTTATAGTGATATAATAAAGTCAACTAATACCAAGGAGGAAATGTCTATGAAGAAAAAGCTATTAATTGCATTTTGTACTTTTGCAATTTTAGGAGTTTCTACTCCAACTTATGCAGGCGGCGTGACTGGCGTTGAAGTTCAAAAGGATGACTCTGAAAAGTACGGTGTAATCAGTGATTTTGATTATGATATAGAGGGAAACTCTGTGAAATTGCACGGTTATGATGGCAAGTGCAAAATTTTGGAAATTCTTCCATCATACAATATTGACGGAACAGACTACGCAACAGATTTATCAGATTTCCAGATCGGAATTGGAAGTTCTCATGTTGAATCAGTTATTTTTCAAGAAGGAATTACTGAAATATATGATGCTGTTTTTAATTCCTGTGATGTTCAAAAAGTATTTTTTCCTAAAAGTATGATGAACGTAACAGATAAAACCTTATCTTACTTAAATCCTAAAGAAGATGGCGATCTCATACAGATTTACTATGCAGGCACACAAGACGACTGGGGAAACATTTTTACAGAATATAAAAGAACAAAAGTTGAAGATGCTGAATTCGGAGAGGAATTAGGAACATCTATTGCGGACAAAATAAATTCAATGTTAGGCAGCGATTATGACAGTTCCGAATTCGAATATTATTTCTCCGCATCGCCAGATGATTTAAAAACAGAATAATTATTATGCCGCATCTGCTTTAACTGTAGATGCGGCATTTTAGGCTACTTTTCTCTTAAATATAAGTATACCAGCAACTTGTATACTCTTTTTAAAGTACTTTCTAATTTTACCTTATCTAATAATTCAATAATCTCTTTCTTATAATCCATAAATAACCCTCCCTGTTTGAAAACTACCGCCTACATTAAAGTATATGTCCGGACAGTGGGAAATATGTCTCGAACTTATGTTTACATTATACTTTATGATATGTCCAATAAAGTGGAGTAAAACGGGATGCATTCAAATTCCCCCTCGCCAGTTGCCAGCGATAAACTGGAATATTTGTGATTTCAAATATAACCTTTACTTTCGCAAATATAAATTTCGTTTTTACCGGATTTTCTGTGATTTCTACAATATCGTTCGTTCTTAGAACCTCTTTTATGCTCTGGTTTAAGGTTGAATGCTTGCACATATCCTCTGCCAAGCGGATGGAGCTTTTACGCAAATAATCTTGATTGCACATCGGCAAGTGAATGATGTAGCTTGCAAAGAAGATTACTCCTACTGCGATCAGCAATCTCTCAATCTTCCTCATAATATATACCTCTTTAGTCTATAATTTATGTACTTAGTTATACCACTTTTTGTGCAAATTAATCGGGCAAAACGATAAAACTACATTTTTGATGGATAAAAATATGAAAAATATTTCGGTTTTGACTATGCTATTGTTGAATCTTGCGGTATAATATATGCAAATTTTACCAAGGAGGAAATATTTTTATGAGAAAGAAAGTAAAGCTTCTAGCCAGTATCGGGCTGTCAAGTATTTTACTTGCATCCATGCCATCCAGTGTTTTTGCAGAAGATTTTGTGCTATATGAAGAGAACGGCATTCATGTTGAAACAAAAGGATTAACCGATTCCCCGTCCACAGGTACTATAGGACTGTACATTGAAAACAATTCTAATTTGAATTTAGGCATAGCTCCTTATGCTTATGCCATAAATGGCATCATGGCAGGTGGAGATCAGTATGGCATAAATTCCTCTGATGTAGCACCTGGAAAGAAAGCAAATTCTACTTTGGAACTGATAGATACATGGGAAAACAAGGATTTCTTTAAAGACTACCAAATGAACGAAGTAGATAGCTTTGATATTCTACTGTGGGCTTATGACAATGCAAAGAGTTTCAAGGCTTTTGACAGCGGTCAGATTCACGCTGACGTAGCCGGAACTACCGTAGTTTCTTCTCCTGTATTTGACAGTGCACAGAATTTGTACAATCAGAATGGTATTAGTGTCGATTTCATATCCTCGGCAGGTAACAGTTTTACATTTTGTATCACAAACACTACTGGGCAATATTTCGCATACGACGTAACTTCTGAGACTTATAATGATTTCACAATGTCAGATAGTTATGAAGTATACAATGAGTATTTGTTAGATGGCTGCAAAACTCTTATAACTCTGACTCCTACAGATGAATTTCTTGCGGCGAACGGAATTTCTGATGTGTCAAACGTAGATTTTGCATTAACGATTCGCCCATTAGCAGAATTCGCTAACGAATATACTACAGACTTGATTTCATATCAGAAATAATTCATTGCACAAATATCGTAAAGCAAAGAGCCGAGGATTTTACTCCCCGGCTCTTTTTTATGGCAAAGCCTGCATTCACGATCACGTTTCCTCCCCAGATCAGTCTGGCAGGCTGTACCAACGTATTAAGATGTCGATTTTTTTCAAACTTCCGCTGAACTATTTACACATTTCCGTTTCAGTGCTACTATATTACCATAATTAATTACTTAGATGAGGATAATCTGATGAAAGTTGAAGTGCAAGCGATAAACGGAAGGTGATTACTATGAAAATCGCTATTTGTGACGATTGTGAACTACAGGTTGAGTATTTCAAACATCGAATTGAACCATTTTTAAAGCAAAATGGTGACCGGAACTATACGATAGACGGTTATTTCAGCGGGGAGCCCTTGATAGATGATGTCAAGGACGGAAAATGGTTTGATATGATTGTTTTGGATGTGGTACTTAAAAACGAAAATGGCGTGGATATTGCCAAAGAACTCCGAGAGTGTGGATATAAGGGCAAAATTGCTTTCTGGACAGCTCACAAGGATTTTGTTTTTGATGCGTTGGATGTTGAATTTACGCATTATATCATCAAGGGAAATGAACACGGAAGAATGTTTTCTATGATTGACAATACCTTGAGTGATATGAAACACAAGATGCTCACAATCAGACACAGAGATTGCATTATAAGGATTCCATTGAACAAAATCGAGTACCTCGAAGCACGGGATAAGCAAGTTTTTGTTCATTGCACGAACGGGATTATGCACAGTATGTATGCAACTTTAAAGTCGGTTGAGCCTTACCTTGATAAACGGTTTTTGCGTTGCCATAAGTCATTTGTTGTAAACATGGATTATGTGCAAAAGCTGGATTCTGATTTTACGATGTTTTCTGGTGATAAAGTACTGATTCGTAAGAACGGATATGCGGATATTAAAAATCAATATTGGGAATATATTATTAACTAAGACTTCCCATACCCCAAATGGGACTTGTTCCTTGAAAATTCAATATTTCAGCTAACAAAATAGCGATTTATGCCACAGTAGCCAGTGGATGGAGTGCATTACGCAGATATTCCGGCAGTCTGGACTCAAAATCAGCAGTAAATCTAGCCAACTGTTCGTCACTAAGCTTCAGAAGTTCCTGAAGGCTTGCCATGAAAGCATCCATCAGGATGCTAAGTGAACGGTAGAAAGTGATATCTGCCATTTCATCTACCAGAAAAAAGAACAGTTCCCCTAGGGTTCGTTGATCTTCATTCTGTCTCTGCTCCATTGCAAGTAACATGTATCTGGTAAACACGATTGCTACGTGAGCAGTCAGTGCATCATAAGATAAGCTATGACATTCACCAATCAGATTCAGCATAGACTTGCAGGTCTTGAAAAAGACCTCGATTTTCCAGCGTTTGCCATAGATGCGGATGATTTCTTCTTCGGAGAGCGATGTATCTGTGCATATGAAAGCAAGCCAATCCTTACGATTGGCCTTGTTTCTTACGCAAACGATTTTTGCTGGAATGGGATTCTCTTTCCCTACCATCACATCAACAGAAAGAAGATACCTGGAACGGCCACGACGTTTCTTGTTCCTGGAATATATTTCCTTGATATTAAGCTGGTCCTCACCATAAGTGTACTTGATGCGGCTACTTTTCTTGATCATGGCAATGACATCCATTCCTCTAGACTTAAGCGCAGTTATCTGTGCAGGATTGGAAAACCAGGAATCAAAAAGCACATATTCTGCAGAAAGCCCCGCAGATACAGCGGTATCAAGGAGTGTAAGCATTGCCTCCGGAGCTTTTGTCTGTGCAAGCTTACGACGCTTTCCGGCAAGAGTTCTCTTATCAAATGCCTTCACAGGGCCGATGATGTTCGACTCTTTGGATGAAGCCAGGAGACAGCTGTTTACAGGAATCAGCGTATTCCCATCGCTCCAGCTTACGGTCAGCATACGGAAGCCTTTCTTGTAGTTCATTCCCGTATGATCAAAGACTTTAGATCCCAGTTCTGTCTTTTTGCAGCTTGTACGATGGAACAGACTGTCGTCGATGATAAACACGTTCTTACGGGAGTCATCAGTAAGGTGCTTTAGATCATTCTTCACGATGTCAGCAGCAAGAAGTGATGTAAAACGGAGCCAGTTGGTTTTCGTAGAATTCAGAAAACGATAGAAGGTGTTCTTGGAAAACGCTTCTTTGAAGGAACCTGTTTTCTGTTGCATATACATACTTCTTCCAGTGAAAATGTTCCCCATCTTATACTTAAGCAGAGAAACAGCGGAAACGCCTTTCTCTTTGGTGCCGTTGCATTGCTTCAACAACCTGCCAACGTGATGCTTGATAAAAAACTTCTGGACACAATCAAGTAATGCTACCTCATTGCTATTGTTCTGTGATATACTGGACATGGCATAAATCCCCTTTTCTATTTTGGTTTTTCGACAATTCTATTATACCAAAGGAACGTATTTATGCCTTTTTAATTGGCTGAAATATTGAATTTTCAAGGTTAATCACACCTTATTGGTGTGGGAAGTTTGAGTTATTAAATAAAATAAAAGAGATGATCTGTCAAGGAATAGAAACAGATCATCTCTTTTTTGAGTTCATATCCAACCTCTGGGGAGGAGTTGAATTATGGTATATTTATTATATTACATTTATCACACTTTGCAAATATATTTCGTGGAAACAAATCCGAAATACTTTCCGGCAATGCGGATGTAGTACCAGTCGGTTTTGTCTTTTGTTCCTATCAGCGACAAAAAGGTGGCAATGCCATTAGCCAATTATTAGATGGCAATCAAATCTTTCCAGGTGTTCTTTCCGCATTCCCCGTCAACGCTCAGAACCCCGTTTCTGGATTTCTGATACTGTTTTAATGCATAAATGGTATTTGCATCTGCTTTTCTGGATAAGCTCAGTGCTTTCCCGTTTTTTCCTTTAAATCCTCTTGCGATCAAAATCTCTTGAAGCAACAGGACAGAAGTTCCTTCGCTTCCAAGTTTTACTAATTTTGGCTCAAACATATAACCGGCTCCTTTCGATGTGGTCGTTGATGGTTTTGTGCTAGTTGATGGTTTTGCGGTAGGCTTACTTCCAGTAGTATTGGTAAGTCCACTAAAATCAATTCCTTTTCCAGTAAATCTAAGACGATGCGTCCATCCGTGACTGTACAGGTACCAGGGCTGTGTACGGATCTCATTTCCAGAATTATCTTTCGTATCTTTTGTGCCCTCCGAACTTCTGGCATGAACAATGTCGTTCTTACCAATCGCCATTGCTACATGACTATTGGATCCATTCGGATTATTGTCCGCCAGTTCCAGGTCGCCTTTTATCATCTGTTTGTGTGCGGTCTGATTCCTAGCGACAACCTCAAATCCGGCATTCAGCATCTTGAGCATATTGCCAGTATAAGAGCAATTCTCTTTGAGATAACGCGCCTGTTTGGTAAGCCCATTTTTGAGGAACGCATAGTAATAAGCAGTAAGTGCCAATGAGCTACAGTCAAAAGATTTCGGAATGTTAATTTCGTATAAACTCCTAATTCTCTGACTGTATCCATGACTGTTATCATTGGCAATATTTACCGCAAAGCTTACTGCATCGTTTTTCACATTCTGGATAATCTGTTCTTTTGTCTTTGCCATTGTTCCACTCTCCTTTGCTTCTGTATAATCTTTATAAAATATATTTCTATCAACTTTGGTATTAATTCCTGGAATCGTTGCTTTTGAGCTGTACTGCCAGCCAACACCCCAACTTGGACGTAATCTCTCAACTACTGTCCCGTTATCATTTGCCGGATATCTGGCAATCCAGAAATCATGCTTTTTGAGGTGACTGCAAATCACATTCATGTACCAGTCAAGATTGCAATAGATTGCAAATTTATAACCAGCAGCAACAATAATCTCTCTGAATGCTTCTGCCAGATTATGAATACTTTCAGCTCCAAGTACTCTCTGTCTATGATTCTCTAAGTCGAGGAATACTGGAAACTGAATCTTTCTTCCGTTCAGTACGGAAACAACCTTTCTGGCTTCACTCCGGGCTTCGGATACTGTCGAAGCATAGGAATACTTGTATACTCCTACTGGAATTTTATATTTATTGCATCCGGCAAAGTTGTTCTCGAACTGTCCATCAATAACATTTCCGGCTTCTGTAATTCTCAAGATTGCAAAATCCATTCCGTAATTTGCAACCTTATTCCAATCAATCTTCCCTTGCCACGATGATACGTCAATTCCTTTTAACTCCATAGTTAGCTCCTTTCGCATACATTTTCTAAAAGTTGGATGTTATCCCAAATTTCCTCAATCGGCTTACCATGTCCATTAATGTACAAAAGTAAATCAAAAATTACAGACCATAGTTTCCGTATGATTTCCTCATTACTCATATTGTGCCAATAAGGATTCGATCTCATTGATTCTGTCTCTGACTTTCTGCCTCTCAGAATTAAGCTTGTCCATATCATATGGAATCTCTCGTCCTGTGAGCTGATATTCAAGAGCCTTGATCACCTTCCAGTCTCCAATCTCTGACGTGTTCGCTTGTAATTCTGACCTCAATACCCTGAGTTCCGCTTCAAGATTTTCTTTTTCTACATTCTGCTCAAAATTCTGTTCCATTATGCTGCCGCCTTTCTAAATAGTTTTTCAAAAAGTTTATCCATGCTGCGAATAGATTTCTTGCAATCATATTTCAACTGACAGTTTCTCCAAGATTTGTAGGTAAATATGATTTCGCCAAGAGTTATTTCTTTATTATCAAGTTTCCTTTTAAAAATCTTTAGTTTTCTCCGTTCCCTCACAAAGTTGCTTTTGCATGGCTTATGCACGATTCTTCCCGAATCCGTAATAAAAATATATTGCTTAAGGAAAATAAAACCTTTATCAATTCGGCAGATATGTGTCTTTTTCTTGTTCAGTTTCATTCCTAGCTCTTCTATGATTTCTTCCGCTCCATTTAAAAGACTTTTTAAGTATTCCTTATCGTTGCTGATTGTATAGAAGTCGTCCATATGTCTTGCATATTTTCCGCATCCCATCACGGATGTAAAATAAATATCCAATGGTGTAGGATAGTAAATTCCGCAAATCTGCGATATCTGAGAGCCGATTCCAAGTCCTTTACCATCGTCGCTAAATGAACGGACAATCATTTCAAGCAAATTCATCATCTTTTCATCTTTGATGTGTCTTTTCAGTGATCTGATCAGCTTATCATGTGGAATATTTTCGAAGAACTTGCTAAAATCTCCAACAAGGATATATCCTTTATTCCCATGCTCTCTGTAGTAATCCCTCAAATGCTTATCAAGTCTTTTCCTGGTAAACTCAACGCCTTTCCCTTTTACAGAAGCACCATTATCATAGATAAGCTTTGAATATAGTACAGGTTCTAAAACATAATCACAGACTGCTCTTTGAAGTACTCTGTCTCTGATTGATGGTGATTTGATATGTCTTGTTTTTCCTCTCTCATTAACATCAAATTCTACGAATCTATCTGGCATATACGTTCCTTCTATCAAACTTCTTCTCAATTTGATGAGATTCGGCAACAAGTTCGCTTCGTATCTTTGGATAGATGCTTTCCAATTAACTCCCATCTTGCATTTCTGGAATGACTGGTACAGGATATTCATATCTGTTATTTTTTCGTATAAATTTTGTTGCATATTATCAAATAGTACACGTTTACAGCCGTCAGACGTATCCGTTGGCATCATGCACATTATTTACCCTTTCGGGACGGATAAGGTTTCCTTCGTAAGATATACACGGCATCAGCCTTTTTGTATATCATTCAAATCGTGGGCGCACATAGTTGTTGGCATTCGACGCGTTGTTGTAGTTCGCATTGCCATTGTTGTTGCAATTGCAGAAATTCGACGCCGAGGCTATCAAACCTTACCCGATGTAAATATTTACTTTCCTTTCTCTATATTTTTGCGGTCTCTGTTATCTCTTTGTCTCCATCCTTTCAACAGATCAACTTCTCTTTCTACTGTCTCAAGAAGTGGGATTAACCTGTTCAAATCAATCGCAAAGCAAGAGGCTATATATTGTAATTCCTGGTACAAGCTATAACAGATACCAATTGCATTATTTTGATATTTTCTCCTTACAGCATATTCCTCATGCAAGAACTCTTTTGAGGGATATATGGAATTCGCAAGTGTGATGTTGTCTATAAGGTCTTTCATGTAATCCATCATTACTTTTCTTTCTTGTTCTATAAACCAATTCGGAAATTCTGCCTGAAACTCATGGTTTGGAGTCTTACCATATTTCGAAAATATCTCATCTATCATCTGTTGATCTTCTTTAGAAATATCCTTAATGACTTGATTCACGGATTTCGGATTTCTTTTCGCTCCGAAATCACGCATCATCCACTTTGAAATCTCAGCCCGCATATAAATTGCGTTCTTGTAAAATTCCATTGTGGATAGACTTCTTAAGTGTTTTAAAACTGAAATTTTATTTTTCTCCTTTCTTCCATCCGCACCCACAAGGGGTGCAGATTCCAGATTTCGCTACGCTCCGATTACGAAGCGTGGGCGCACATAGTAGCTGGCATCCGACGCGCTGTTGTAGTTCGCATAGCCACTGCCGTTGCAAAGGCAGAAAATCGACGCCGAGGCAGCTCCCTTTAAATAATACCACGCTGAACGGTTATTAATTGCTTGCTTTGAGTGCACAAAAAGTTCGAATTGATGATTGGCGGTACCAATATCATAGGCAGATGACGAAAATACGATCGAACCATATAGCTCAATCTCGCTCATAAGAATTGCTTGATATGAACCCCATTCCCAATTATTCATACAGCCAGTTGCCGCTCCAAATTGGTTATATCCAGAAGCATTAAGACTATTTGAAACTAATTCCCTTGTTGTTTTCAGATGAGAACCAAATTCTGCGAAAAGCTGTTGATTGATGGTTGCTCCTGCGGAAGTAGAACCAGCTGTTGCAACATTCCCAATCACTTTCGTGTTCATTTCTGACCCTTTATATCCGCCAACAGTGGTATTTGTCGGATTCATTCGGCTTCTGCCAAAATGCTGTGTACCACCAAATCCCTGTCCCGGAACCATGACGAGATGGTGATAATCCATTGAGATATTATCTCCGTTACCCCACAGGGAATCAATTCCGGCAATCGTAACGTACTGTGAGCCTGTCAACTGTAACGTACTATCTGGATTCGGCGCTGAGATTGCGCGGCTCATTTTGATGTAGTCGCCAACGTAGATATCTTCAAAGAGAGAATATCCGCCTGTTCCATTAAGGCGTTTCCACAGTGAGCCATCGTTGTAGTACGAAGTGATGTCTTTTGGCACAAGGCGCGGGATATTGTGAGACATTCTGGATAATATCGTTTCCGCTATAGATTGCATTGTGACCTGCTTATTTGATTTTCCAGATGTATCATACGTTAAAAAGGTATCCGTGTCCGCTGGCTTTGTTTTTACTGGATATTCGTTAAATTTTGCCATATTAATTCTCCTTTTCTATATTGAGCTTTTCGTAAAGCTGATTAATAAGTTTCTCCTGTCGGTCAAGCTGTTCTTTCTGGCTTTTTATCATTGCGAACATTGCGGGTATCATGATACGTTCGTTCCAGTTCTCGGGAAGTCCGTCTGTGTTATGGTCAACTGCCAAAGGAAAATACTTGTCCACATCTTCTGCTATGAACATTGGGAATTCTACGCCTACGCGTTCATCTCCTTTTGCGAGGTAGCCTTCTTTATACCGTGCCATTATTGGTTCGATGTTGTACAGATTCTCAATAAATTCTTCTGGCAAGGAAGCTCCGAGGATTTTGTAGCGTTTGGAAGAAGATGAACTCATGTATACTAGATTGTCATGAATCCTTAAATAATTTCCAGATGAAAGTGTGTCTAAATTGAAAATCTGAAATTTATCCGTTCCATCGGAAAAAGGTTCTGTTCCGCAAATTATATTTAAGCCACCATCTATTACAAGTCCGTTGCCATAAGCGCTCAAGGTGACCCCATTAATGTTCACTTCTTCATTTTGTGCGTCCAGTATTATAATGCCGTTAGGAGATATTAATTGTTCCGCCACATTATCTAGAACCCACCCGGCAATATTTCCAGTGTTAGCACTTAATTCACCAGTAAAAGTTCCGTCTGCTGAGTTCAAACTGCCGGAAAACGTTCCTTTTGTAAAATTGACTCCAGTGTTATCAATATATCCAACTTGATTACCGGCTGAATCTCTAATAACTAATTTTCCATTGCCATTATTTACACCGCCCAATGTCAATTCACCGCCAAGCGCTGCACTGAAGCTGATATACAGTTGACCATTCTTGTAGTACAATCCTTTCCACTTTCCATTATCCGAAAGAATCTCTACTATCTCAGTCTGTGTAAGCGATGCAACATCAAGAGCAACCGAATACGTCTGCATATCCGCAATGCTCGTTTTAGATTGATCAAGATAGCAAGTCACTCTAATCATTCCGCGTGAACCAATAATTTGAAGTGAAGAAGTTATTGTGCAAGCGCCTGTAGCTTCTGTTTGGTTAAGTGTTATAGTCGTCCAAGTTTTTCCAGAATCAGAACTTCTTTCTGCTTTCCACCATCCTGCATAGGCTGTCTCTTCTCCTTGACCATCACGATAATATACGTTAACGGTAAGCTTTTCTGGACTGACTTTTTTATCTTGCCCCATCAACAATATTTCCGTGTTTGCTCTAAGGTAATACGTTCTTCCTGGAGGCCCGTCTTCTCCACGCATTCTCGCCCATGTATATTTCGCTGGGTCTGCACTGTCCGTCTTTTCGAAATCGGAATAATGACCAATGTAAATTCTATCTGTATCCGTTGTGGAAAAATCCACAGTTCCGTCAATACTATTTGCATAAGCGGTATGGATGTAAGAAGTTTCTCCGTTCTCTCCCGGAATGCCAATTCCATCCGCTCCGTCTTCGCCGCGAAAACGGCTCCAAATGTAATCTTTCGGATTATCAGACGGTGTTTCTGTAGTTTTATTGTCAGCAATTCCAACGAAGATTGCTTCTGTGACTGTATAGATTTCATCCCCAGTACTGTCCAGTATGGGACTTTCGGCGCTGTCCAGAAGTTTTACATAATCTGGGCTATCACTCATATCAGAGCCATCCGGCATGGATGCGTATTTTCTCCATGTATAAAGCTGTTTTCCGTTTTTCCCTGATTTCTGCTTGGAAATCGTAAATCTCTTCGTTATAGAAAGATTAATCAGGTACGTTGCCTTAATATCCACCCATCCATTGTCTGCACTCAAGCCTGTGACAGTGTAAGTATGCGTATCTACATCCCAAGAGCCGGTTACACTGTCTGATTTTGTAATGGTATAGCTACAATCATTTGTGATATCTGACGATCCGTACATAACTTTCGCTGTAGTTGCCACTGTTGGAAATACCGGAATGTTTCCGTCTGCGTCAGATGTGATCGTCTGCATATCGTTTGACAGCTGGAATGTCATATTCTTGGCAGATGCAATATTCTCATCCATGTTTTTCAATTTCTCGGACAATGTCATATTTCCGACAATCAAAACATCTGGGTCGATAACAACCGTTTTAGTGTCCATATCGACTTGGAAGATGATATTCTTATCAGCATCCTTAACAGTGATTGCGCCAGTATTAATCCAATCAGCATTCAGTCCGACAGCAGTCAGAATTCTCACGATAGTATCACCATCAACTGTCATGCCGCCATTCCACGTTTGACCACCATCTGTAGAAACTCCCCATGCCTCAGAAGTCATTTTCCAAATTGCCTGAGATTCTGCCAGAGTTGGTTTGTCGTGTAAATAAAAGATTTTGCTTCCATTTTCCTGTGGCTCAACAGTAGTATAAACTCCTGTGGCTGAATCAATTCTTTTTCCAAATTCTTCAAGAGCTTTTTCTCTCTCGGTTTTTTCCTGCTTAACCATATTTCTTGCAGTAACAAATGCCTGCGTCGCCTGGGAATATTGGGTGCTGCTATTTTTAGCAGCGCTTTTGGCATTACAAGCTATCTTCTGACCGGATCCCGGTTTCAATGTAGTTGTGGTAAGTAGCGATGTGTATATTTTCCCATTTCTATCCACAATAATCAGTGAATCTCCGGCTTCCAGAGCCACATCTGTAGGGCACTCGGATTCAAATGGTCTAAATCTCATGCCAACGCATTTTTCGGAGATTATTGAAGCGATTGTCTGGCCATCGCCAACACGAATTAATTTATTACCAGAAATTCCAAGTACATATCCCTCTGTACCAACCATGTAAGTTTGCGGATTATCAGAAGAGGATTCGCTGTATTCAGTTACTTTCACGCCTGTGATTACTACATCTGTATGATGCGGAGTAAAACCATAGGTGGTTTCTATTTCAGAAATGTTACCTTTTTCGTCAGTTGCAAAAAGCCTCAATATGCCATCATTTTCCAGAAATGTTCCGTTATTTGCCGATAAAATACCATTTGCACTGGATAATTCAAGCGAGATATTGCTATCATCTTGCGTTTTGAGAACTCCAAGATCATTAATAATGAGTTCTTCTTCATTGATGCTGCTATACCAACCGATGCACAATCTGCCATATTCATCGCATCTCATCCACTGACAGCCAATCTGTGCAACCCACTGTAGAACCTGGCGAAATGTTAAAGCTTCGTCATTTGGACGATTCTGCACGATATAATCATCTCTGTCAAATGATGTTGTTTGCAAAGTAACCCCACATACCTCGCAGGCATCTCGTACAATCTGCCCTCTGGTTGCCGGATACTTCAATTTGCTGTCTGAATAGTTCCGGTCAAACTTCCGCATATTATCTTCGCACGTAAGGTCTATGGTCACCGTTTCGTCTTCCGGCTGTTCAATAACTGTCACTGTACAAATACGTGTTTTTTCAATAACCGCATTTTTATGAACTATGATTGTATCACCGGTTGAATCCAGTATTTGTTCTCCAGCTGAATCTAACAGTTCACTTGTATCCTCATTTTCAATCTGTAATCCAACATAACATATGACTTCTGCTCCCTCAAAATCGTAATCGGAGTACTCACCGTCAAAATTATTAATGCTAAGATTCAATACATTGATGATTGCAGAACCGATGTCAAAGCTACTATCATTAGATACGGAATCTTCGAATTCCATTCCGTTTTGCCACAGATTGGCACTGGTCAGATTGAGTACAGTTCCGTCTGTAAGTGTGATATCTGCATACTTGAGGTACTGCACGTCCATTCCGTTCTTGACTTTTTCTTTCCATCTGTTAGATAATTTTCTCATGCATTACCTCTCAATCACATCAAAACTGATAGATTCTGTTCTCTGGTTTCCATGCCACCACCATTTAACAGGCGCACTCCTGTCACCAACATAAAATGTTCTGGTTTCGTATTTTCCAGACATCATATCTGGATATGTAATTTGGATGTACTCGGGATTGAACGCTTGAAGAATCTTAGCTGTAGTAGCCCAATCTTTACCTTTCCACTGCAAAGCTAATTTCCTTTTTTGCGCTACCCTGTTTTTATGCATGACAGAGTCATCAGATCTTCCTGATTTTGCCGCTGATACGTCCTGTAATCCCCATGTGTAGGAAGACGGGCAAGGCATCGAGACACCGTTTACTTTTAAAAATATTTCTGCCATATAACACCTCATAAAAGAAAAAGCACCTCCCCGAAAGAAGATGCTTAATTACACGAAAATAGCGCCTATCGCTCTGATAGACGCTTTATGATTCTTTATTATATCACATATACAAGGTGAGATTCAGTAAGAAAAAGTTATATTAATGTTTCTTTTGGATATCAGAAATGAATCTTTCGAAGTGCTCTTTGCAAAATGATTCATAATCCGTGTTTCCCATAAGAATTGCCCGATTTTTTCATCCTACCATTTCTCCTTTAACTGATTAATTGGTGTTCCAACTACTCCGGCACTTTCCCCACTGTCGGTTGCTTTGAAATAAGCACCTTCGATTTGTGGATACATAAATTCGAACATCAAATAATTCGCAGCATCGCAAAGATACTCCGTGTTACCGGTTTCTTTATATTTTTTAATGCACATATCATGAGATTCTATGGCATTTACCAATTTCTCGCCGAAATTATCTTTTACAGTGCCGTATTTGTAAAAACTGACTTCTACTCGATTTTGCCTCAGTTCGTCAAATCTGTCTGAATACTCTGCTGGCATTTCTTTTCCAAGTCTACTCATTTCTTTCTCACTTTCTAATTAATTACTGTATCGTTTTCCATCTAAAATCCATTTGAAGCATCTATGCGAGGAAATAATCGCCCTCTGTATTTAAAATAGATTTTAGGCTGTTTTATTCAATGAATATCTGTCCTTCATATTTTTCAAATCTGTACTTCTGTGAAATATCTGGATATTTTTCTTTATCAACCAAACTGTAAAACATTTTTTGTGGTCTGGCATATAGTTTTCTTTCTCCATACAAAGCACGGTAAATTATCAGCGGTTCGTCTGTCTCTGTATGCTTTGCTTCGCCGACAATCTTATACAGGTAATCATTGCTCCGCAAATCACTGACGGTTTCTCTCTTGAAATGTTTTACTATGTCCCCCGGTTCAAACAATGGTCTGTCTATTGGCATATTTTCATTCCTCCCGTTTCTGTTTCACGCGGTTATACAAAATGTTCTGTGTCTTCTCCGTGAAGAACAGCCAGATATGATAATCGCAGTCCATATTGTTGTTTTTCCCAATGTCAGAGCCGAAATATTCGTCCATCATGTCCAGATAATATTGCGGTTCCTCGTCCTCTTCGACTATTCCGTCTTTCACCATATCCAAGTCAGCATTTCGAATCATACTCAGAAACTGGTCAAGATCATTGGCATAAACCATCGGGTGTCGTTCTCCCCGATACTGTTTGAATTTTTCAAAGAACTGTTTGACCAATGCCATAGTCAGACAGATGTCATGGTCTTTCAAAATATCTTCTTTGTCCCCGTACAGAGAATTAAATCCATTGTACAGGATTGTCGGTAGTTCTTCGTCTTTGTAATCGACAGAGCGATTATTTTTCGCATGTGCGTACCGTTCCTGCTTCTGCTCTTTCGTTCTAGGTGGTATATTATTAATATTTATATTTATATTATTATTAGGAGCAGAAGTCTTTACTCCTTTACCAGACGATGGTAAAGTCTTTTCCTCTGTACTTGATAAAGTACAGTCTTTATCTGTATTCTCTGTATAGTGTTCTCTGTAAGTAGTCTCTGGTAATGCTTCTGTCGAATTGTCGGTGTGCATTTCGTCATTTTGTCTATTTGCACACGGACAATCTGACGTTGAAATTTCAACAGTATCTTTTAAGACTTTTTCAAGAACATCTTCGTCAATAGAATACCATTTAGTTCTGTCCCTACTATCCTTGTTATAATTGCCTGTAATAACAAGACCGGAATTTACCAAATTTTTAAATGCTCTTTCAACAGTTTTTGTTGACCACCATGGAAAATTTTCTTTTCTCCAATTTTCCATGGTATTGTAGCTCCAATACTTTCCGTCGTGATAATTTCTTTTTAACTTTTCATTAATTTCAAGCCAATAATAAATTTGTCTTAAAACAACAGCTTCATTAAGTCCTATTCTTACTGCAAGTTCGGAATTTATAACAAGATTGCTTTGAGTAGATAAAATAAGATCTGATAATTTTTTATTCATAGTAGATAACCTCCATGTCGTTAATGTGTGACTGCCTTGTAGCCACAGATCCATGATTTATAAAAACAACAGGCAGGTGCATCATGGAATTGCACTTGTCCCCCGTCGGGTTAGCCTGTTGGTTTTACCAGACAAAAAAAGAGCACACCAAAGAATCGTGAGGTTTTTCCCTCGTTTCATCTTTAGCGTGCTCTTTTCAACAAATGTAATAACTATCTCTCGTTTAGTATATCAAATTTTACCGCAAAAATCAATATGCCGGGGACGGATTCATGCGATAATCTGTGTTGTTCTGAGCCTTTGTGACAATTCGCGCCAGTTCACGTTCGTTCACTTTGATGCTGTTCATGATGTACTCCGGCGAAGAACCGCCAAAGCCACCATTGTTCATCAAAGCAGTAACTACGCCACGCTCGACAGCTTCCATGATCTCATCTTTCGTAAGTCCCATGTTGCCGTCATAGCCGGACATGATACTGTCGGCAATGGATTTCATGGCTTTTCGATTTTCCAAAGGAAGAACAGCTTCCTGTCCTGCTTCGCCTACACCAATGACAGATGCATTTTTGAACAAACCACCTTTTGCATACCAGTTCGGACTATAGACAGGGGTTGAACTGGTACCGCCGTTCCCAAGGCTATGTGTTTTCCACTGAGAAATATAATACGAAAGCGTAGGCATTCTCACGGATTTCATTCCATTTCTTAATGATTGAGCCGCATTATGGCCAATGCTGTACATATCACTGAATGCGCTGCGAATAGTTCTCATAAAGCTATTTAAAGAGCTATCCATACTCTTTGACATACTTCCAGAAACATAAGAAGAGATATCTCTTCCGATATTCTCCCATTTCTTATAAGCAATGTTGTACTGACTTTGGAAATGGCTTGTTACAGATTTGTCCATATTTCCAAGTTCTGTACTTACGGCATTTTTCATCTCCCTTGCCTTTAATGTCGCTTCTCTGGAAGAATTTCCCCATGAGCTAGTAGTTGTAGTTTCCATGCCTTTCATGTAAGTATCAGCCTGTTTCTGGATTTCCGAGAAATCATCTGTGGCATTTTTTGCCATTTGATTTGTGGCTGTTTGAGTGTCTCTTGATGCCTGTCCAACTGATGTTGATATAGTCTGCTGTGCTCCAACAATATTCTTGTCTACTGCTGATTTTGTGGCTAACGTAGCGTTCGGGAAGTCTTTTGCAAGTTTGTTGTTCAGTTCATCGAGTGGAACTCCTGCATTCTTCAATGAAGTGTAGACTGTATCTAATGCATCTTTGGTATTTGTGATAGTTCCACCATTATTAGCATTATCAAGTTCGTCCATGGCTGTTTTGTATGAACCACCAAAATCGTCAGATTTCAGACTCAATAAGTATAGCTCGTCTTTCAAATCCGAAATACTGATTTTTGATGTATCGAATTTACCAGCTGCTTCTGACACGCCATCTCCAAGTGCGGAGATTTGATTAGTCATACCCTCAACAAATTCAGCCGATACACCGGCCTGTGCGCCATACTGCTCAAGAGCTGTTCTAGCCTGATCGGATGAAACGCCATACTCTTTCAATTTTTCAACCATATCAGAGTACATTTCATCGTGAGTTTTTCCAAGTTCTTCATCCTTCTCAATAAGCTGCCACAACGCTTCCGATTGATCGTTTGTAAGATTTGCTACATCAGTCAGCTGTGTTGCGTAATCATGGAGATAACCACCATACTGTGTAGTCATTCCATTACCACCTTGCATGGTCTCAAAAAGTCCTGCTAATTTCTTGGTAAGTAATACTGCACCATCTACTGCAAGAGCAATTCCACCACCAGTTGCAACAAGTGAGCCTAACGATGTCCCAAGAGCCGGAATAGTTGTTGAGACTGCTTCTGTGATTGCGGGACTCAGCATACCTTGTACAGCTTTAGAAAGATTTCCAAATACAGTATCACCTGTAAAAAACTTAGTAATTGTATCAACTAATGGCATGAGCTTATTACCAATAGCAAAAACAGCCATTGCCTGAACAAATGTGCCGGCAGATGTTGTTCCAAGTCCTTCCCAGATTCCACCAAGAACGTCTCCGATAACCGTAAGTAACTGTGCAAGATGTTTTCCCCAGTCAATTTCACTGAGGAATACGCCTACATTGTGTCCAAACGCTTCCCAATCGACACCCCTTGCAATCTCGATAAGTGACGTGAGTAATTTGTTAATAAATTCTTCTAACTTCTGTCCATTCTCTTTCCAGTTGAATTCTTGCATGAATGTGGTGATTCCATTTGTAATGTTATCAACAAGATTTTCCCAATTAAAGCTTGCTGTAAATGAAGCCAGTGTATCGAAAGCACCATTCAAGCCAGTTGCGAGCGTATGAGCGATTTCGCCAAAGCTAATCTTTTCAAAGATTCCGTTCAATCCTTCTGCAACAGCTGTTCCGATTTCTCCGTATGGAAGATTCTCCACGAATCCAGAAAAAATATCCCAACCGCGCATAAAGGAATTTCCGAGCAGATTACCGAAATTGCTCCAGTCCACTTCACGGACAAGACCAGTGATACCATTGGCAAATTTAGCACCAAGGTTCTTCCAGTCGATTCCTTCCAGAAGTTGGTTTGCAGTATTTACAATGGTATTCATACCAGCTCCAACGGTACGCCCCATCAAATCCCAGTTGATATTATCAACAAGGCTGTTGAAAGTCTGGGTGAACGCACTGGTGAATTTAGTGATGTACGGGCCTACGTTATTCCAGTTAATGAAATCATAAAGCTTTTGCATTCCCCAGTTGATGCCATCAGCCATGATTTTTCCAAGGCCTTTCCAGTCTTTTCTCTTAAAGGCATTTACAATGGCATCTGCCATTTCATTTGCCCTGTTGGACATTTTCTTGAATGCTTCGTCCCATGCTTTTTGATATGCAGATAAAGCATCGTCCAAAGCTGCATCAAGTGCTTTGATATGCCCCAAACCGCCTTTTCCAGAGCCAGAAGATGGATTACTTGTACTACCAGAATCAGAATTGTCATTAAGCTGATTCAGTTCATCAAATGAAAGAACTGACAATGTTTTTTTGAGTTTTTTTGCGCTGGTATTGGCATTGTCAATTGCACCACTGGCATTATCCATATTATCTGCAATATCTCCGGTATCTACAGAAATACCACCAGTAGATGATACAAAGTTTGACAGTTTGATTCCAAGCAATTTTGCAATATAAGCAAACATTCTTTGTAATGCGATTACGATTGCATTGATATATGGAAGAACTGTTTGCAGTATAGGAATGAATAAGGAACCTATTGTTCTACCAAGGGATGCAAAGTTAGCTTGCAACATACGAATTTGATTTGCCGGTTGATTGATCGTGTTTGACAAATCAGCCCACGCATACTTAGAGTTGTTCAGCAAGATAATCGTTCTTAGAATCGTTTTATCTGCCTGAGACAAATTCGATATGCTGGTATTAATTCCAAGATTATATAGTTCCTGTTGCATGTTGGCATTACGGATATTGATGCCGTACTTATCCATAGCGCGGCTCATACCGGCCAAGCCAGATGCCATGTCCTGCCATACATCTTCAAAGTCCATATTTCTTACAGATGCAAGGTCTGCGCCAATCATAGTGAGTACATTAGACAACTTTAATGCAGTCTCTGATGTATCTCCCATAGATGATGCCATCTGCGCAAATGTTGCCTGATACTGCATTGTCTTTTCTGGGTCAAGTCCAAGACTGGCGGTATTGGTTCTAGTCAGTTCGCCAGTATCTGAAATTTCGAATCCTGTCAGTTTCTGTGAAAGCTGTTTTGCTCTTTCTTGGAATGAATTTGCATATGCTTCAGCGGATTTTATGCCACTTTTTTTCCATTCGTCAGTGTTGATTCCTTCTGCCACCTGATTGAACGCAGAGTTGAAATAGTTCAGAGTCTCTACATAGTTCATTGCGGATTCTACTGGCGATGTCAGAACATCTAATGCTCTTTTTACGAGGAAACCTTTGGCGTAAAGAGTACTCAACTTATCAGTTACTGAACTCATAGGATTTGACAATCTTCTTATTTTTTCACCAGCTTCAGAAGATGCATTTCCAATACCTGCGATTGCAGATACGGCTTTTCCGCCTAAAGAAATAGCTTTTGAAGCAAATTTTTGAAAAGCATTTGCCAGCCCATTGATTACAGTACTTGCTTTTGAACCTAACGAAGAAAGCGTGTTAAATGAATTCGAAACGCTACTTGTGGCACGCCCTACTTTGCTTCCAGACGATGCTAATACTGCAAGAGCTTCTGTCATTCTTATTGTGCTCGAACTGATATCTGGTACGCTTTTCATTACGTCAAAAAACTTTAAAACCTCTTGCGCGAGAGTCGATAATTGACTTGCAGTCTTTCCGGTTTTATCTCCTGCACTAGCTAATTTTCCAAGAGAAGTAATAAAAGCATTGGTGGATGCTGATACTTCGCTCATAGAGCCTAATTTAGTAGCCGCATTATTTAAACCTGTCGCAAGATTCGGAAGTTCCTTTGATACATTGCCGATATACTGTCCTGTACCGGCAAGTTTAGCTATAGCGGTTGTGAACCGGCTAACGCTCGGAGAAACATCTGGAATAGCATCAAGTTTCTGCATCTCAGTAAGAATTTTGCCTAATTTCCCTGTATCAAACTGACTGAAATCAGATTTTCCAAGACGATTGATAGCGTTTATAGCCGCATTCAATCCATTTGCTTTAAAATTCACGTTACCTAAACTTTTTAAAGAATTGGAAAAATTATTTAACCGGCTTATGTCAAGATTTCCAAAGGCAGTGTTTAATGTATCTAATTTTTTTACAAGGTTATTAATAGACCGCACCGCCTGAGTTGTGCTACTCTCTATTTGTATATTGAGGGTATCTATGGTATTATCGGCCATTAAAGCACCTCCTTTTAATCAAAAAAATAAAGGGCAGACAAGACTTTTAATCCTGCCTGCCCTCGTCATTATTACCATGATTCAGCTCAAAATTTGCTTGCATGAGTTGCAATGTCATGAGCAGCCTGTCACGTTGCCGCTTCTTTTCTGTTTCAGAAAGATTCTCTTCATCCTCTTGCTTTTGCTTTTCGGCTGTTTGTGAAAATGGTTCTTTAAGGTATTCAGCCTTTGACTTTTTACCAATAAGCACATTTGCAACCGCAGTCTGCACAGCACACATCGTGTACATGTTGAACTGCCATGCTTGCGAATCAGCCATTTTTTGTTTTAATTTGTAGGCTTCCATATATGGTTCTAAATCATACGGTGTAGAATCCATAAACTTTTCTTCTGAAACGCCGATTGATAAATACAATGGAAGTAACTTTTTATGAACTACTTCTGGAAAAGTTAGCTCTTCTTGTGATCCTGCGGAGTCTTCGGAAGTTTCTTTTCTTCCTCCGATTTCTCCTCCATTGCTTTTACCATTCCGGATAAAAAACCGTTCTTTTCAAGCTCCTGACTTGCTTTTTCAAATAAAGTAAATCCATTATGAGGATTTTCCTCTGTGGATTCATCTTCGTAGTCGTCCAGAAGATCGCACACTTTATCGTATGCAATTTTCTTTTCTTCTTCGGTTTCATATCCGAATTCATCCTTGTGCTTTTTTTGCAATCCTACCAGAATCAGTTCTGGAAGCATTTTAATCATATCTTTCGGATTGTTGATTGCTCCCATAGAAGACACTTGTGTAAGAATATCTGACTGAGTAAGTACGCCATATCCGAATTTTACTTTGTATGTTTTGCCATTCGCTGAAAAACTAAACATAAATTATCCTCCCTGTTTTACATCTTATTCAGCAGCCGCTGTCGGCTCAATTTTGGTATCCAGTCCCTTATATGTATTGATGATAAGAGAAATAGACATGGTTGCTGCTTCGTTCTGTGCAATTTCTGGCATTGGAATTTCACGACCGCATTCTGCAATAACAAAGAATGAGTCGGACATATCCGGGAACGACACCTGAAACCAAGTTGCCAATCCTGTAGTTTTTGCAGCTTTAGAATCTTCGTACAGTTTTTTAATCTGTTTAACAGATTTGTCTGGATCCATGATGAATTCAATTTCCCATGTACCACCTGTATCCTGTCTACCAGCTGCATACTGTGTCAGATAATCTTCCAGTGCAGAAACGTCAATCTGTTCTGTATCAAGAGAAATACCGCCGATGGAAGAGGCTTCTTCCAACTGTGTGAATTTGGTAGGCTTTGTGCCTTTCACGGTTTCAACGGCATATGAAAATTTCACACCAAGTGTAGTTAATCGTGCCATTTTGGCTCCTTTCTGCCTTTCGGCTATAACTTATTGCAATAAAAAAGAGCCTTAATGGCTCTGGTTCTAGTACGTAACCCTGTACCGGGAGATAAAAGGATCACCTCCTTCTAGTCTTCTTTGCTTGCCTGCTTTACAATCTGATTTACATAATTACTAAGTCCTGCAACGAGGATTCCCTGTGTGATTGCGGTAAAAATTGCCATTGCGATTTCCTGTGCGCCAGATATAGCGCATGTAGCAATAACATAAATTCCACAAATCAGAATGCCTAAAGCACCAAGGATTGCCGGAATATATTTGTCCGGTATGACTTCGGATTTTTTGATTCCCATTCCGATAAAGTACAGTACTACGGCTACAATTAGAAGTTCCGGCTTCACATAGTTCATAATCTGTTCCATGTTTTCTCACTCCTTTCCTAGAGTAATGTGCCAGTATATATCCGGCTATATCTGCTAACAACACGTTTTATGCTGTTATCAGCATTATTTTGTCTTACGGGCCCGTATATCCTACGAAAACCCATGCCAACCATAGCCTTGTGACTGGCATCGTCAATTTCATATGCTTTTGAAGAAGCTTTTGAACCAACCGCATAGGATTCTGATTGGAAAGATGGCGTTGTCGCGCACTCATCCCCCTCAAGATTGCCACGTGATGTTGGATTTCCAAGCAAGAACAAACGTGCGTAAACCCTTTTGTTTGAAGCTACCGTCTGACTTTCGTCATTAGAAAAGTTCCCTTTTCCTACAACGGGTTCAATAGTTGCTTTCCATCGTTCAAATACGTCTGAAACTGGATTTTTTACTACATCTGGCATCTCTGTCACCACCTTATTTTGAGCATAGAAAAAGCACCCACCATTTCGGTAGATGCTTTTATATCTTACAGTATACATAAAACAGACGTTATATTCAGTAAGAAAAGGTGTTATGTTTTTATGCAGAAAACACTTCTTTTGCGATTCTACGGATATTCTGCATAATTTCTACGCTCGCTTTGTAAACGGGCATTGTAGCCTCTGTACCGTAAGAACGCACCCATTCGCCAGAATCTGCCACATATACCCACGATTCGTTTTTTCCTTTCCCCTGTCCGTAGGAACCAATGGTATATCCGAATTCTTCTCCTTTTGGATGGGGACTTGTTCCTGCCGGAGTGTTGTACGAAATACCAGCACCGAATTCTATGAACAAAAGTCCAGAGCCTTCGCACACAAGAGTTGCCTGCGCGTAATTTCCGAACCTGTTGATTTTGATGTAGGTATTGTGGTTTTTATCAGAATCTCCCTGTGCCAACATAATATTTTCGTCTATGACAGGAATTCCCAATTCGCAAAGCCTTTTAAGAAATACTTCATTTTTATCGCAAAGACTGTTTTGATATGCTTTCAATTCTTTGATTACATTTCCAATAGATTTTTGGCTCAGATTGCATTTGATTACTCGTCCGCTCATTCTTCTGCACCTATCTTTTTAATTCCATATCTAGCCAGATTTCCTCTTTGCGTATCAAGGATTTTCTTCAAACGATAATCTGGCGGTGTTGTAGGAATACCATCTTCCAGAACCAGATTTCCCAGTGCGTCAACCTGTGGCACAGTATCAATCCAAAATACATCTCCCTCTTGCGGATGGAAAGAACGGTTAAAGGAAGTAATGTACCTGTCGTAATCTGGAACAATACCAGCGGACAATTCTTCTGGTGTTCCCGCGGTGGATGATACGGAAAACTTAAAGCTTTGCGGTTGACTGTATGTCGGGACGGTATCTATCCCATCAAGTATTTCGGTTAATTTTGACCAATACACGGTCTGTTTCTGTCTTTTTAATCCTCTCATTTATGTTTATTCCTTTCAATAATTGTGATACAATGCTTTTTAAAAGGAGGGGCAAATATGGAATTATACGATACAATCCATTGCAAATGTGGATGCAAGTACGAGGTTAATCAGAATATAACAATGGACAAAATATCATGTCCAAATTGCGGAACAGAATATGAACATTCTGAACGAGTGTTAAAAAGATTACGACTTGCAAAAACTATTGATTCCAACACAGAATCAAAAATATGGTCACATATTCTGGCTGAATCAACAGAAGAGTTTTTAAAACCAGAATCGCTAGAAGAAATCCTGGATAAAATTGATTGATAAAAGGTCTTGACGGAACCTTACCAGTAGTCACATACTGCCATTATCCTCGACACGACTTCAGAGATGATATCTGGCAATTCATCACCGGGATCATATTGAATCCCATCAAAAATTACTGTATTTTCTGCCTTTTCCATTTATGCAATCATTTTTTCTACTCCAACAGGGGACACATAAGTAAATTGGTTTCCTAAAACATCTTTTGCAACGCCAATTACAAAGCATCCGTAATCGGCAAGCATATTGCACACAAATTCCTCTGCTTCAACCCAATATTGTTTCTTGACCATACGGTGAAGTTCTGGCAATAAACCATAACTGAACATCACACAATGCCCTAACTCATGGATAAACACGCGGTTCAGAAGTTCCCCACGCAGATTATTTGCAATCGAAATTGTCATTGTAGAATAATCCGATACCGCAAGCGTCCTCTGCCCTGTGCGATCAATCAAAACATCATCATAGGGCGAAACAAAGCGAGCTTTCCACAAGTCTCCGTTCATATAAAATTGTCTTAGCATGGTTTATCACCATCCTTTTCTCAACTAAAAAGCCCCTGCTACATTCCTGTAGCAAGGGCAAAATTCATTTCATATTCAATTCATCTGCTGTATCAGGCGAGTTAAGTCAGTTTTCATCGACTGTCTAAGAGTCGCATCTGCATCTGACCACATCTCAGTAAGATTACGGATAATGTCAGATGTATACTCTTTCATGGAATCATCCATTTTCCTCTTAGATTCCGTGTCATTGGAATCATGGTAATGTCTACGATTCTCGCTGTATCTGTCATAGCTTTCGCCGTATCTGGACTGCTTATGGTTCATTCCATCCATCCTCATATCACTACGGTCTGGATGATATCCCATGCGGTACATATTACGTTCAAACTCTGGATTGTTCAGATACTCGTCCATCCAGTCATCATCTTCCATGTACAGATACGGCTTGTATCCCATACGACTTCCTTTGCCTTTCGGGGCAAATCTGCCGTTTGCGTAACGATACCTGTCATATCCCATGCGACCAAGATATTTCTCTTCCTGTTCGCATTCGTCCATAGCTTCTACGATTCTGTAATCTTTATCTGCACAAATCGCACACTTTACAGCTTCCATGCAGTCTTTCAGATCGTCCCAGTCTTGAGCACTGAGATTATCAAAGCCATGTGTTTTGGCTTTTTCCATAGCCCATTTTCCCATTTCCATTGCAACTTTATGCATTACAGTGCCCCCTTTCTAACAGCCTGTGTAACAGGTGTGTCTGTTGTTGGGGCTGTACCATTAATTGCAGTTAAATTATTGCTCGGACTACAAGCTGGATTTCCTAACATCTTGAATACTCCGCCAGTTGCACTTGTAGCTACTCTGGTTGCGTACTTCGTTCTGGTTCTTACGCCACAAGCTGTAACCTGTGCACAGCAACGATTCTCTAGCGGATACAAAGTTGTTCCTGTTCCTATCTGAATCATTACCGGAGCATTAATTGTAGTGGCTTCTGGTATGCTTTGTGCGATAACAATGCAATACTTTTCTCCATTGTTGTAACTGCCTGCCGGAAGTGTGATTACAAGATTACCCCCTGTAAACGCAACAGCTTGACTGATTACAAGATGACCGCAAAGTTTACAAACATTCTTACAACTCATATTTCTACCTCTCAATCAAATAAGAGGTGAGCCGTAACCCACCTCTTAGAATTAGTCAACCTCTAAGGGCGAATTACTTAGCAGCAACCGTTGTTATATCCGTTGCATCCACCGTAGTAGGTGTTTGGATTCGGAACAACGTATGCCGGGATGGCTGCCGGATTAATTGCATTGATTAACTGCTGAGTCTGAGAAGCCATAGCAGTTGTAAGTAATGCAGACTGGCGATCCTGAGATGCAGCACGTTTCAGGTCAGAGTTCTCAGCCTGTAACGTTGCAATCTTATCATTTACCATAAAGTCAAGTATTGCTCTAGCATTGCTGTTCTGGTTTTCGATAAGGTCTCTGGTGTTGTTATTCATTGTGTTCTGAAGTGCACAAGTGTT